CCCAAGTACATTCGTAAGATTCTTACCCGGTAATATGTTGCCACATGACACAAGTTATATGGGTGAGGAACCATTACTAGGTTATTACTCAAAAGAAGCTCATGACTCAATTGTAGAGTTCTATGTAAATCGTGGTATTCCAATGGAGTTAACTAATGGAGACTGAGAAGACTCAAGTAGCTAAGACAGTTGACCAGTATTTGAATGAGCTGTCTTACGCTGATATTAGTTCATATATCCCTAGTGAATTTGCACTGAACTTGGTTAGTATCATTAAGCTTATTGAAGGTGGAGCTCCTGAGAACAAGACTCCAGAAGTACACTTTAAGTTTATCGATACACTCATCGAAGATGGTGACACAGTTAATATGTGTCATCGTGGTTTTGCTAAGACTACAGTGAAAGAGTACCTAATGTGGTACATCGCTATCTTTAATGAGTTACCCGGTATTGGTGCAATTCCATATGCATTGTATGTATCTGACTCTATGGATAATGGTGTTAAGAAGATGCGTAGGTCTATGGAGAGTAGATGGAACAATAGTGAGTTCTTACAGAAGTATGTACCTAAAGCTAAGTTTACAGATACTACTTGGGACTTTACTAATGCTAGTGGTGTAAGGTTTGTTATTACTGGCCATGGTGCACAGACTGGTGTACGTGGTACTCGTGAGAATAACTCTCGACCTATTCTAGCTCTATTGGATGACTTGATTAGTGATACAGATGCTAAGTCTCCGACGGTAATCCAGAACGTAGAAGATACTATTTATAAGGCTATCGAAGCTGCACTTCACCCAACCAAGAAGAAGATTATCTGGAGTGGTACACCATTTAATGCCGGTGACCCTTTATATAAAGCAGTTGAATCTGGTGCATGGAATGTGAACGTATTCCCTGTATGTGAGCACTTCCCTTGTAGTAAGGAAGAGTTTAAAGGTAGTTGGGAAGACCGATTCACCTATGAGTCTATTATGAAGACTTATAAGAAGTTATCTGGTTCAGGTCAGTTAGAGGCATTTAACCAAGAGTATATGCTTCGAATCATGTCTGACGAAGATAGAGTATTAGAGAAGGGTGATATCCAATGGTATTCACGTAGAGACTTGATGCGTAATCGAGCTAACTTTAACTTCTACATTACTTCTGACTTTGCTACTTCTGAGAAGACTAGTGCTGACTTTAGTGTTATCTCTGTATGGGCAGTAAATAATAAAGGTCATTACTTCTGGGTTGATGGTATCTGTAAGAAGCAGTTAATGGATAAGAACATTAATGACTTATTCAGGTTATGTCAGATGTATGAACCATTGTCTGTTGGTATAGAGGTTACCGGTCAACAAGGTGGATTTATTCAGTGGATTCAACAAGAGATGATGGAACGTAACTGTTTCTTCAATATTGCATCTGAGAATAACTCTGGTAGACCGGGTATTAGACCTACAAACCAGAAGTTCACTAGATTTATGACAGTAGTTCCTTGGTTCAAACAGAAGATGTTCTACTTCCCTGAAGAGTGTCGTGAAGATGCTGCTATGAGAGAAGCAATGGATGAGCTAAATCTAGTAGCTAAGGTTGGTTTTAAATCGAAACATGATGACTTTCTTGATACCATCTCAATGCTATCCTGTATGTCTATTTGGAAACCAAGTGAAGAAGCTAAATTGCTTTACAATGAAGATAGTCATTTATGGGAAGAACCGGTATATGATACCACGAACATTATGGATTCTTACTTATGTTAGTTAAAACTATATTAGACGATTTAAAGTATGGTGAACTAAGTGCACACGGTATTATGTTAGCCGGTGAGATTTCTGTACAAGATAAGCAGAGATTGATTCATCACATTAACATTGCACTTACTGAACTATATACACGATTCCCGTTACTTACGAAGGAATTAACCTTAATCCAGAAAGCAGGTAAAACTGTTTATCCATTAACTAAAGAACATGCCATTACTGATATTACTTTAGCTGGTTATGAAGATTACATCATTGATACTCCTGATGCTCCATTCGAGAATGACCTAACCAAGGTAATTAGTATTTATGATGAGATGGGTAATGAGATTAGATTGAATGATGCTACCGCTGATTGTGCGATATTCACACCGGCATACAATGTGTTAGAGATTCCATCGCCAGTAGATACTAATGCATTATTTATTATCTATCAGGCTACTCATCCGAAAGTAATTGAAGAAACGGATAAATTAGATTTACCTGAAAACTTTAAGCCAGCATTACTCTCTTATATTGCTCACCGTGTTTACTCAGGTGGTACTGCACAAGAGCACGTAAATATGGCCAATACCATGCTCCAGAAGTATGAATTATTCTGTACTCAACAAAGACAGTATGGAACTGATAACTCTCAAGAGTATGACCGAAACATCAAACCTTGTCTTGGAGGATGGGTATGAGAAAAGTACCAAACAGTCGTGCCAGTGAATGCTTAACACAGAAGTATATTGGTTCGTCTTATGACAATGTAAAGATTGTAGCTGACAATATTGCTGCGGTAAAAATGGCCGCAGATAACATGAATAACATCGTTAATATCTTCCCATATGTTGGTGATATTAGTGCTGTAGCTACTGTTGTAAATGAAATCAAAGATGCACCTGCTTATGCAAAAACTGCTAAGGACTCTGCTGATATTGCTACTGCTGCTGAGACTGAAGTAGTTAAAGCAAGGGATGAAGTAGTACAAGCTAAGCAAGATGTAGATACTGCTAAAGCTTCTGTTGATGCATCTCAACAAGATGTGACTACTAAAGCTACACAGGTATCTCAAGATGCAGCAACTGTAGCTACTAGTCTTAAAACTGTAACTGATGCAGAGAAAGTAGTTACTGATACTCAAGCAGATGTATCTCGTATTGCTAATACGATTTCACAAGATGCTGCACAGGTTGCCGCTGATAAACAGGCAGTAGCAACTGACAAGCAAGATGTTGATACCAAAGCTAGTGAAGTATCTACAGCTAAGACTTCAGTGGATGGTTCTTTGGCTACTATTCAAGGTATCCAAACAGATGTAACTACTAAGGCTACCCAAGTTAGATTGGATGCAACTCAAGTTACAAATGATGCTGCTACAGTAGCGAGTAATACTGTTCAATCTACTAAGGATGCACAGACTGCTACAACTGAAGCTGCTAAGGCAGTTAAAGCTGCACAAGATGCATTGGCTAATGCGAATCTAACATTTGTATCTGGTGGTTTGTTTACTCCTACAGTTGGTACCCCATATCCAGATATTACTGGTATTTCTAGAGATACTATTTGGATTGCTGCATTCCCAAATGCTAATGATAGCTTTACTTACACAACCGGTCAGTTGAATGGTAAGGCCATTAAGAATGGTGACATGTTGTTCCTAGATGCTCCGGCTAATACATTTGATATTGTTCAGATGAGTGGTTCAGGTGGAGGTATCATTTCTGTTAATGGTAAGACAGGAACCAATGTAACTCTTAACTCTGATGATGTTGGTGCATTGGGTAAGACAGCTAAAGCTGCTGACTCTGCTTTACTTGATGGTGTAGCGGCGGATGTAGATGAAACTCCTAATACTATTGTAAAGCGCGATGGTAATGGTGATATTGAAGTTCACTCTGCTAAGTTCACTGCTGGTAGAAATGTAGGGACTGTACCTTCATGGGCTACTATTCCTTTTCGTGGAAATACAACCAATGATAGTGCATTACGTTTCGCTAATATGACTGACTTTAAAGCATGGTTGGATTACACACCTACTAATATTGGTGCTGTTAGCTTGACAGATGATGAAGCTATTAGTGGTGTTAAAGACTTCAAAGATGATATTAAAGCTTTGAAGAATATAGACCTATATAGTGCAGGTAATGAGCAAACAGTCAGACGTAATGGTGGTGGTGAATCACACGGTATTTACTTCAATAGTATTGCTGTAGGTATCTATGATTGGGCTAATACCAAAACAATAGCTACTTATGTATTGAATGGTGGTGCTCTGCATTACTTTGATGGTTTCCTAAGAACTGAGACTCATAATGCTGGTTTGAATATTAGTCGTAGTGATAGTGCTAATGAAGTCCAGTTGAATATGTTTAACCAGAATAATGGTATCCGTATAGCTATGGATTCCAATGGAGCTTATAACTTATGGCAGGGTGATAAGTCGGGTGGTAATGTCAAGCGTTGGATGGCTGCATATAAGAATGCCGGTGTTGATTTGATGTATAACAATGCTGTGAAGTTTTCTATTACAAGTTATGGAGCAAACGTAACAAGCCAAGGACTTACTCAACTTGTAGTCCATAATACCTCTGATACTGAACCAGCAGAAGTACATGCTAGAAATAATAATGCTGGCCTTGTATTACGACAGGCGGCAGATGCTGGATATTTAATAGCTACAGATGCAAATGGTCAGAATGCACATACTACAGTTAGAGCGGTTAGAGGGGGTGCTACTGAACTCTGGTACAACAATGTTAAGAGATTTGAAACCACATCTTTTGGTGCTCAAACTACTGGCAATCACTTAGTAGATGGTCAGCAAATAAGCTTAGCTAACAATCAAAACACAGGTGCGTTTCTTGAGATTAAATCAAGCAACCCTAACATTGACCGTGGAATTAAGTTAATACAGCACCAAAATAAAACTGGTTATTTACAATCAAGTAATGGTGCAGGTACTAGCCTGTATAGCATGATTTCATGGTCACATGCTGGAGGTGTAAGCCTACACTTTGCAAACAATGTAAGGCTAACAACAACGGTTGACGGTGTTGCTGTAACTGGTCAGGGAGTATTTACCCGCAATGGTGATGCTGTAACATTAAAGGGAACTGCCAACGGAAATTCAGCTACACCACTCCTAAGATACAAGCAAGGTGATGGAAGAGACATTGGTTATATAGGTTATGGATCAGGAAGTAACTCTCATTTATATATTGAGAATGCCGTAGGAAACGTAAATATACACGGACAAGCAGTATCTATCACAGACCCGCATAGCAATTCACCACAAGGAACAGACGCAAATTCATTAACCCGCAAGGATTATGTGGATAGTTTGCTTGGTTCAAGAACTGTATTCGAAGGTGATGGACCAAACATTACACTGAAAAGTGACAAGAGTGGTAGAAGTGCTGTTCCTCATATGGATTTGGTAGATGCCTCTGATAGAAAACTAGGCTCTATGGGTTGTATCATTAGTGCAACTGATGATGTAGCTTTACGAGCATTTGAAGGTAATGTACTTATTCAACCTTCCGATTCAGGTTACACATACATCACTAAACCACGTATGTATGGTCAACAAGAAGATAACTTTGCTGCTTTGACTCGTAAGAGTTATGTAGATGATTTGTCGGCTGTTAGGACTGTATTTTCTGGAAATGCTACCAATGGTCAAGATGTAACTCTTAGTACTGGCTTATCTAATTTACGAGAGATTACTGTGACTGTTAGGTCAACCTATACACCGTCAACAACAAACTATGTATTTTCTGGAACATTTGATGCTGATGTATTGGCTGTAGATGACGTTGTGCTTATAGCTAATATTAATGAAGGCACTGCCGAGGCAATGATTTTATGGTTAAACATTAAGTCGGATACTTCACTATCATTGTCAGCGACTCCGGGAGCTAGCTGGTCTGCACCAGCATTGGTTAAAATAGGTGCATACATTAAGTAAAATAAAGCCCTCAATTAAGAGGGCTTTATTCTTATGGTTTCTGTAAATGTTTAACTTCATTTTCTATTACATGGAGTTGGATTAAGATTTTATTTTGGATATCTTTATTATCCTTGGTTACCTCTTCTAATAAGATAAATCTCTTATCTACTTCAGTGAACTTCTCTGCCACATGCTCTTTCAGTTCTTCAACTGTTTTCTCTGAAGTGGTTTGCCTAATCTCTAATTGCTTGAGTAGAACAAACCATCCAGCCACACCGACTACGAATGCTACGATTAGTGATACAACTAATGGATGTGCTAACCACTGTGCGATATCCATGTGATGTTCCCTTATTTTGGTTTAAATAGTATAGTTTCGCAGTAACGCTTAACTTACTGAGACTAAACTATGACAGATAATACTGAACATGAAGACATGAATACAAGTTCAAGCAAGTTAACTGAATGGAAAAATGAACCATCAGTTGCAGATTTACAGTCAAATTATGATGAAGCTAAGGGTACTAAAGATACTCAAGTAGGTTTGATTGATGATTGGCTTGCACAACTTCATGTCACTGGAAAATACAAACCAAATACACCAGAAGGTAAAAGTTCTGTCCAACCTCAACTTATTCGTAAACAAGCTGAGTGGAGATATGCTGCATTAAGTGAATCATTCCTTAATGATGAAGACTTATTTAAAGTTAGTCCTAAGACTCATGCAGATAGAGAAGCAGCTAGACAGAATGGCCTAATCCTTAATTACCAGTTCAATAACCAGATTGGTAAAGTTAAATTAGTTGATGACTTGGTTCGTACCTTAGTAAATGAAGGTACTGCAATCATGCGTGTAGAATGGATATTTGAAGAACAGAAGGTTACTGAGAATGTACCTGTATATAGTTATATGGAGGCAGATGAACAATCTACTCAATTGATTATGCAGGGAGTTCAAATGGTTCAACAAAGTCCTACTGTGTTAGAGACTTTACCTGATGCATTGCAGGAATCTATTCGTTATACGATGGAGAACCAAAGACCTATTCTAGCTACTATTGTTGGTTACGAAGAACAGGAAGTAGTAAAGGTTGTTAAGAATCAGCCGGGGGTAACTCTATGTGATTACCATAATGTATTAGTAGACCCTACTTGTGATGGTAATGTAGATGAAGCTCAATTCATTATCTATTCCTATGAAACCTCACGAAGTGAGTTAATGAAGTCTGACCTATATGAAAATGTAGATAAGATTCCTGAAGATGCTACTGATACTGATGGTAACCATTACAATTTAAATGATAGTTCATTTAAATTTGAAGATAAGGCACGTAAGAAACTAGTAGTCTATGAATACTGGGGATATTGGGATATTGATGGTTCAGGTGTGACAACACCTATTGTAGCTTCATGGGTTGGTGATGTGATGATTCGCCTAGAGAAGAATCCATTCCCTGATGGTGAACTACCATTTGTAATCATTCCATACTTGCCGGTTAAAGACTCTGTATATGGTGAACCAGATGCTGCACTTCTAAGTGATAACCAGAAACTAATTGGTGCACTTACTCGTGGTCAGATTGATGTAATGGCTCGTAGTGCTAATGGTCAGAAAGGTATGGCCAAGGATGCATTAGACTCAACTAACTTACGTAAATATAGACAGGGTGAAGATTATTTCTTTAATCCTAATAAAGACCCACGTGCATCTATTATTGAACATACATACCCTGAACTACCTGCAAGTTCATATAACTTATTGCAGATGTTTAATATGGAATCTGAAGCACTAACTGGTGTTAAGACATTCTCACAAGGTATTACTGGTGATGCTCTTGGTTCTACAGCCGCAGGTGTAAATAATGTAGTTGGTGCTAGTGGTAAACGTGAACTAGGTATTCTTCGTAGAATTGCAGATGGTATGACTAAAGTAGCTAAGAAGATTTTAGCTATGAATGGTGAATGGTTATCTGATGATGAAGTTATCCGAATTACTGATGAAGAGTTTATTCAGATTAATAGAGATAATTTAGCTGGTTCATTCGATATTAAGTTAAGTATCTCAAATGGCGAAACTGATGCAATTAAGGCCCAAGAATTGAGCTTTATGCTCCAAACAATGGGCCAAAGCTTGCCATTTGATATGACTAAGCTTATATTGAGCGAAATTGCTGAGTTGAGAGGTATGCCTGATTTAGCTAAATTAATTAAGACATATCAGCCTCAACCAGACCCATTACAAGAATTAGAAATGCAGAAGACTCAATTAGAAGTGCAAGACCTTCAAGTGAGTATTCAAGAGAAACTGGCTAATATCCAGAAGACTCAAGCAGAGATTCAAGAAACAATATCTAAATCTCGTAAGCTTAATACTGAATCTAATTTGAATGACCTAGATTTTGTTGAACAAGAATCTGGAGTTAAACAAGAACGTGAACTCGAATTAATGGGTGCACAAGCTGATTCAAATATGAAGCGTGATATTGTGAATAATGTTTTAAACACCAACAAAACTAACCAAGGGTAAATTATATGGAACCTACCATTGATGATTTAATCCAAGAACAAGAAGACAAAATTGCAGGTGCTAAGGCTCTAATTAAAGAGCATGAAGAAATGCAAAAAGTCCTAACATCTCGTGCTGGTAAAGCTATCTTTAAAGAGTTAGCTGATGCCAAAGAGTCAGCATCTAAACTTACTATTAGTGCAAATGAAACTATGCGTAACCAAGGTATCCTTGGTGTACAAGCTGTGACTTGGGTTAATGACCATTTCAATAACCTAGGCCGTGAAATCTATGCAGCTTATGACGTAATTGAAATGGCTGAACTTGAGATTAAAATTCTCAAAGACGGTAATTCACAAACAGCATATGAGGCATAATAGATGAGCCAAGAAGACAATACACAAGTACAAGAACCAGTAGATATCTTTGCAATGGATTCTGAACAGTTCGAGAAGTTTGATGTATCTACTCTTGGTTCAGATGAGTCTGTCGATGAGGCAGACTCTAACCTTGATACTGATGAAGTAGATGACGTTGATTCCTCTGAACAAGAGGAAGATGAGTATATCGATGTAGAAGGTCTAGATGATGAGCTCGAACTTGGTGAAGAAGACGAATCAGATGTACCGGAACAAGAAGAAGTTTCGGAAACTGATGAAGAATCGGAAGAATCTGATGACACATCTGATGAACCTGAAATCGATTATGCAGCAGAATACCAAAAGTTAATTGGTGAACCATTGCGAGCTAATGGTAAAGATATTCCAATTAAGTCTGCTGACGAAGCTAGAAAATTAATGCAGCTTGGTGCTGGCTACTATAAAAATATGGAAGCCTTAAAACCAGCTCGTAAAGTAATAGCTATGCTTGAAGATAACGATATGATGGACGAAGAGAAACTCTCGTTCGCCATTGACTTATTAAATAAAAATCCTCAAGCTATTAATAAACTTATTTCAGACCAAGACTTATCTGAAATAGTTGATGAAAAGAATGAAGGTTACACTCCTACTAATAAGAGTGTAAGTGAACAAGCTCTTAATGTGAAAGATGCCCTTAAAGCTATTGAACACACAGAAACTTATGAAAAGACTGTCAATGTTCTTGGTCGAGAGTGGGATACTCAATCACGTGAAATAGTTCAGAAAAGTCCTGAAGCAATTGCCATGATTAATGAGCATATGTCTAATGGGATTTATGATGCTGTAAGTGCGGAAGTAGAACGTCGTAAGATGTTTGGGACAATTCCAGAAGGTACTCCTGATATTCTTGCGTATAAACAAGTTGGTGACGAAATGTATGCCGGTCAAGCTCAGACTGCACCGAAAGGTCAACAGGCTGATGCTTTAAAGGCCAATGCTAATGTACCGCCTATACGAAAGCCTAAAGCAGAAACAAATAAAACTAAGCGTACTACGACTAAACCTCGTGGTAAGGCTAATGTAACTCAACAGATGGAAGATGTATTCGCTATGTCATCTGAAGAGTTCAAACGTAAATATGGTTAAATAAGAGAAGGTACATATCATGGCTTATCCAACAGTTGATGCAAACAAGTCACAAATGATTTATAACAAACCACACTGGGCAGTGTCAGGTGGTAAAGTAGTCCAATCAGACAAGTCTTCTATCGGTGAACAGATTCGTCTGGACGTATATATCCGTGAAGCTCTAGAAGACCTAGAAAAAGAACGTTACTTTACCCAAATGGGTTCAGTGGTTCGTCTACCAGCTAACTCTGGTAAAACTATTAAGAAACATCACTACATTCCTCTACTAGATGACCGTAACGTGAATACTCAAGGTATTGATGCTACTGGTGCTACTACTGGTGGTAAGAATACTAATGGGAACCTGTATGGTTCAACTAAAGATATTGGTATCATCGAAGGTAAACTACCAACTCTTACTGAGATTGGTGGTCGTGTAAACCGTGTTGGTTTTACACGTAAAGAGCTTTCTGGTACTGCTTATCGTCTTGGTTTCTTCACAGAGTTTACTAAAGAATCTCTACACTTCGATGATGACCCATCATTGTTACGTCACCTAATGCGTGAATCACTACGTGGTGCTCACGAGATTCAGGAAGATATGATTGGTATCGACCTACTTAAAGGTGCTGGTGTAGAAGTATTCTCCGGTGCTGCTACAGGTCTAGATAAGATGACTGGCGAAAGTGGCGGTACTGTCTCAGTAGTTACTTATAAAGACTTACAGCGTCTAGCACTAACCCTTAAAGAGAACCGTGCTCCTAACCGTCTAGCTGCTTCACGTGGTACTGGTAAAGTTGATTCTCAAATCATCGGTACTGGTTATGCTCTATACATCGGTTACCCACTAGAGATGCAGATGCGTAATATGAAAGATGCATCTAGCAATCCAGTGTTTATTCCGGTAGAGAAGTATGCTGCTGCTGGTACTAATACACTACGTGGTGAGATTGGTTCTATTGCTGGTTTCCGTATCATCGTTGTACCAGAGATGCCTGAATACACTGCGGTAGGTGTAGAAGATGCTGGTTCTGACTCTACTTATAAGACTTCTGCTGGCCGTGCAAGTAACGAGAATAACAGTTCTAACACAGACACTTCTAAACAGTACTACAATGCATACCCAATGCTTGCAGTAGCTACAGAAGCATTCTCTCACCTTGGTTTCGCTCCAGAAGGTGCATTCGGTGGTAAAGGTAACTTCAAGATGATTACTAAACTACCGGGTATGGAAACTGCTGACCGTACTGACCCTTATGGTCAATCTGGTTTCCACTCACTACAATGGGTACATGGTATGCTCATTGAACGTCCTGAGTGGATTGCCGTTCAGTGGACTCTAGCTGAAGTTTAATATAAATTATGAGAGTCCTTCGGGACTCTCAATTTCCTTTTACTCATATGAGATTTAACACCATGTCTGATAAAGCTACTGAAACAGAAAATAAAGTTCCTGACCTAGATAAAGAGTTGGAACAACAAGAAAAAGAAACGCTTAAAAACCAATTGAAGATGATGAACGTTAAGTTCCATCACAACTCTAGTTTGGAAACTCTACGAGAGTTGTTGGCAGCAAATGTTGCAGAAGAAACCAGTAAACCGACTAGTAATACTAAGACTGCACACCAGATTCGACAGGAAGCTATGGAGCTTGTTCGTTGTACTGTTGTATGTCATGACCCTCAACGTAAATCACGAGAAGGTGAATTCATTACTGTAGGTAATTCGGTAATTGGTACATTCCGTGTATTCGTACCTTACAATGGTGATAGTGATGTTGAGTGGCATATTCCACGTATGGCTCTTGATGTACTTAAACGTAAGACTTGTATCAAGCAGATTAAGGAAACCAGTAAGAATCATCAAAATACAACTCTAGATGATGTACGTATAGGTAAAGCATTCTCTATTACTGAACTTCCTCCTTTGACAGGAGAAGAACTAAAAGAACTAGCTGAGACTCAACGTTCAATGGGTTACACGCTACAAAGTCCTAACGCTTATGCAGGTTAATAAATATGGCAACTACTACTAAAACTACTGTAGATATCAATGACATTACTACTGGTGTAATTGATGGTGATGGTTCGTTTGATAAGTTGATGGCAGTTGCCAAGCTTCACCTAATTGATGAGTTAAAGAACCAACGTATCTCTGGTGATAAGTATGCGGAAGTTTATATGGCTACTATGCAAGCTGTATTAACTACTGCTACTCAGTTCTCACTAAGTGCAATTCAAACCAATAAACAACTTGAGTTGACTAGTGAACAGATTAAGCAACTTCAAGCAGAAATCCTTAATATTCCTAAGCAGGGACAATTACTGGATAAACAAGTTGAACTGGCTGATGCACAAGAAGCTCAAGTAAAAGCTGAAACATTGAACGTACCTAAACAAGGTATTCTATTAGATGCTCAAGCTAAGTTGACTGGTTCTCAAGATGCACAGGTTCAAGCTGAAACTGTTAATGTAGGTAAGCAAGGTAACTTAATAGATAAGCAAGTTGACCAAGCTACTTCTGCTATTGCTGTTAATGATGCAAACATTGAATTAACTACTCAACGTAAGAAGACTGAACAAGCTCAGATTCTTGATAGTGTTGACGGTGCTGTTGTAGCCGGTACTGTTGGTAAACAGAAAGATGTATACTCAGCTCAGATTAAAGGCTTTAAAGATGATGCAATCACTAAAGCTACTAAGATGATGATTGATGTATTCTCTGTTCAACGTAGTACTGATGATGGATTTGCTCCACCTTCTAAACTCACTAACCCTGAGATTGATAAGATGGTAGCTACTATGACTACTCAAGTTCAGCAGAACCCATAAGTTAAATAAATATGGTATAAGGACAGCTATATGCTGTCCTTTTTTATAGGAAGATTATATGGGTGTATTTGACGAAAGACGTACCTTTATTGCTAGTAGTACCCAAACACTAATTGAAGATACTCCTGATTACATTAAACAGTCTCTACTCAATTCTATTATTGCGGGTAGGGATATAGTTCCTGATATATTGGATTCCACGCTTAACTGTTTCGCAGTTAAAGATATTAAACCAATGTATGAGTATGCAAAGTATAAGTATACAAATGGTTTGCCAGAAGGTTCTAAGGGTTGGTATCCAGCCCCTGATGATGCAATTGCAAGAGCTATAGCAGCAGAGAATCCTTGGATGGTTCAAGGTGGTAGACGTATTAAGATTATGTTCTCAGCACTTGGTCCACCTAATGCTCACTTCATTGGTTTGCAGTGTCTGGTTCAAGACCCTTACTTTACTGGTTGGGACCAACGTTATTATCCGTGGCCTGAGATATTTACATACCCTTATAGGGGTAAACCCTCTCCTATGACGTATGATACTACTAAACTTAATTTCCGTGGTGTTCCTATTTATGTAACCGCATATAGGTATAGAACTACAAATGGTGGTTATAGATATCTTAAGTACTACAACTTTAAAGAACCAATTATACCTACGGGTACTTATTACAACGTAGAGTATGAAATTATTAATTCTAATGGTACTAAGTATACAGATAGGAACTGGCCTACAGGTCGTAGATATTGGACTTACTATCCGGGACGTAAAAGATTCCCTGAACTAAACTTAGAAAGTGATTCGGGTAAAGTTCCAGATGGTACTTACTTCTTTCCAGTAGTTCCATTACGTGTAAATAAAGTTAGTTATACAGACCCTAGTAGACGTAATACTTCGTTGTATCAAACCAGTAAGAAACTACTGAGTTATATGGATGTGGACATTGAAGAATTACATGAGGGTGTTAATAGAAACCCAAGTATTGGTGATGTGAACCATGCTTATGTAATCTTTGGTATAGATATTAATACTAAGTCTAATGCTGGTATTGATTACCTATTTGAATATTTTCAAGATGAGTATGCTAGGGCTAGCACCCGTGAACAGGCATATATGGCTTGGTACAATGGAGCTAGGTATAGCCATCCACCTTATAATGCTGTGAATATCTCAGATGCTACTTATAAAGTAACTGTAGTATTTAGTTATATTACTATTACAGATACTAATGGTGTAATTGGTAATGTAGGGGATACCACAATACGTAAGAGTATTTTCACTAGCCAACCCCATACTAGTTTTGTACCCGGTGCTAAGAATGTTCAGTATGAAGACCATAGGAATGTTTTATACCTACGTAAGCAAACATCACCTACTACGTATCGAACCATAGCAGTTCATGGTTTATGTATGGCTAATAATATTCATGGTTCTGGTCAAAGTTGGTGGACTAATCTATGGGGCGCAGTAAATTTAAATGGTGGTGACCAAGCTAATGCACCGTTAGTTATTCCATTGAACGTAGGTATTGCTTACGAGAATATATCTACAAGGGATGCTAATACTCTTTACTATGAATCTATTAAGATTGTATTTAATGCTTTCCAAGTAGTTAAACTTAAGTGGTATGAAACATCATTCTTCCAGTTTGTTACTCAAGTAGTACTAATTGCATTCAGTGCAATGTCTGGTGGTATGGCTTCATTGATATCATCTCTGCAAGCTGCTGCTGCGGCAGGTGTAGTGTCACTAGCTGTATTCATTGGTAAAATGGTAATCACAAGTATTCTTGCTGAAGCTCTATTTACATTTGCTGCTGAAGAACTTGGTTTGGAAGGTGCGCTAGCAATCACTGCTGCAATGATTATCTACGGTATGACTGGTCAGAAAGGTTTATTCAATCTGCCATTTGCTGATGATATGTTGTTTATTGGTTCTGGTTTACAACAAGCTGGCCAAGCATATATGGGTACTCAGATTGCTGATATCCAAGCACAGATGGAAGAAGTAGCTGCTGAACAAGAACAACAGCAAGCAGAACTTGCTAAAATTAATGAAGACCTGCAAATGACTAGCCAACTAGACCCACTTGGTTTATTTACTCAAGTTGGTATGTCACCATTGGATACACCTGATTCGTTTATACAACGTTCAATAATGCCTAATCCGGGTATATACTCTATTAGTGCTGTATCTAATTTTGTAGAGAATAGTTTAATGCTCCCACAACGCATGTGAGGTAAATATGTGGAATTTTAATTTAAACCCTAATCAAAGTATTGCTCCAAACCAACCTAATGCAATGCCGGTTACACAACCTATTTCTCCTGACCAGTCTGCATTATCTTCATTGGCTAGTTGGGGACAAGATACATTTAACCGTGGTGCAATGTTTGGTGATGCGCAGAATACCGGTTGGGTTGCTCCATCTGCACAAGCTGTAGGTGCACTAGCTAATGCTTGGACTGGTTTCCAACAAATTGACTTAATGAAGAACCAATTGGATTTCCAAAAGGAAGCATTCAATAAGAACTTTGCTAACCAACGCACTTTGACTAACCAAGCTCTATATGACCGTGCTCGTGCACGGTCAGTAGGTGAAACTGGTCGAGGTTTAGGTATGTCCCAAGAAGAGTTTACGACTCAATATGGAGTAAACTAATATGGCGATTACTTGGAGAAATGTGGCTGCACCGGATATGTCTGGTGCATCACGTGCTTTGAGTGCCGCAGGTCAATCATTTGATGCTGCTATTAGTAATATCGTTGGTCTAGCTCAAGGACAACGACAAGCTAATATTGCTCAAGAGGAACAACGCTCAGCGTTGAATACTCAAGAAGCTCGTGAAGCCATTCAAAATATTAAGACCATTGAACAGTACCAGAATACTTCATTTGAAGATTTGGTTTCTAAATATGGTCAGGAAGTAGACCGTGAAGACTTGTTTAAGGCGTTTGATACTCGTGATGAGGCAATCTATGCTGACCAAGCTAAACAAGCTGAGAGAGCACTACAAGCTGATATGCGTAGTACCTCTGGTATGGTAGATAACTATGTATCTGAAGGTCTATTAGGTGGTAAGTCTCAAGAGCAATTGAAAGCTGGTTTAGAAGCATTGATTCGTGATAAGTCTCCTGAAGTTAAGGCTGCTGCACGTAACCAATTCTTAGGTCAACTTGAATATGCTAATGAGTTAACCCCTGAAGGTAATATGATGTATAACCAAGCTATTACAGCTATTGATACAGCATACCAAGTTCAGGAACAGAACCTAATGGATAAGCTGGCAGAACAACAAGCAATTGTTGATACTGACCCTCTCAAAGCTAGTAATGACTTACGTAGTGAAATGTCTTGGACTGAGTATGCTAATAAGTATGCACCGGATAAGTTTGAATTCTTTAGTTATGGTGATTACACCGGTGAAGATATTCAGGAAGTAGTTCGTGATGCTGCTAAAGATGATGATGTCATCGAAGCTGTACGTAATAGACTTGGTTTGTCTAAGAAACAGATGGCTGGTTATACAATTCCTGAAGATGTATTTGCTCATGTAATTATGACTGCTCCTCGTACCGCAGATAATGAACTTCGTTTAGGTGATTTCGAGGATAGAGTTGTAGACATTGCCGCAAAATATTATGCTTATGGTCAAGACGCTCAAGTAGCTAAAAAGAACATTAGAAGTTTGCGGGATACTCAAATCCGTCTCGGAGAGCAGAAGAGTAAAGAATTACTTAAAGCTAGAGATAGGGTGAAGAACTACAAAGTAAGTAAATCCAATATCATAGGAAAATAATACATGCCAAATACTGAATTCATGGATGCTCTATCTAATGACGTGAATTCTCGCATGGGACAGATAAGCAATGACGCGCAAGCCTCATTGCTTTCTTCGTCTTATGTGGAGGATATTAATCGCGCTAATAGACAAGCAGCAATCGAAGACATGAGCTTTGGTGAGAGTGCAGTTAACATCGGTAAATCTTTTATTGAAGGTGTAACTAGAGGACTTAGTGAATCTGTTACAACTGGTGCTCAAGCAGAAGGTGCTAAGTTACTTCAATTACCTGATGAAGTTATCCAAGCTTACAATACTGTACGTAATCCAAATGCTACTGAAGAAGAAAGAGCTAAGGCATTAGATAAGTTAGCTGAACCGGCCGATAAACAAGAAGAACGTAGAGGTTCATCTTTCGGTCAGTTTGGTGCTGTTCAAGCATTAGCGCGTACTGAAACATATGCAGAGCGTATTGATGCTGCACTAGCGGCTCAGAAACAAGCCAAAGATATCGTAGATGCAGCTACAAGTTTAGTAGATATTAATCCGGGCAATCGTAATAAGATGGCTGCTGATATGGCTCCGGCTATGCAGCAATTTGATGAAGCATGGAAGAGTGATGACTTAAGTGCTATTGCTAAGGCAGGTCAAGTACTAGGCGCTACATTAGATACTATTCGGGCTGCTATAGAAAATCCTGCTGCTATTGCTGAATACTCTGTTGAATCATTAGGCCAAGCTCCATTTGGTATTATTGGTTCTGCTGGTTATTCCGGTACTGTGTTTGCAGATGCTATCGCTGATTACCAAGAGAAGAATGACGGTAAGTTACCTTCTGCTGCTGATATGCAGGAAATGGCTGCATGGTCTGTTGGTGCTGGTGCATTAGATAGAATTGGTGATGCTTCACTGGTTAAATCTGCTAAGAAAGCTAGTCAAACAGGTGCTCAAACTTTAAAAGAAACACTTAAAGGTCTTGGTAAATCTGCTGTAACTGAAGGTGCTACTGAAGCAGCTCAAACAGCAATTGAAGAAGATGTATCTAAGCTTCGTGAAGTACAGGACTACGGTAAGTTATTAGAAGCTGGTGTTATTGGTGCTGCCGCTGGTACAACAATTGAAGGCGGTGCAGTTACAGCTAAAGCAGTCAAGGAAACGACTACTAAAGCAAAGACTTCTCTCCAAGAGAGAAATAAAGCTTTTGTGGAGAAACGTGATGCTAAAAAATCTGCTATTGAGTCTGGGGACGTTAGCGCTTTTACTGACACTACTAGTGATAGCTTTTCACTCGGTGAGTCCGTAGAAGTATTATCTAAAGCTGCTGCTAAGAATCCCGAGAAACGTGAAGAGTTTTATCAAACTGCACGTGAACAAACATTAGCTAAGAATGCTGAAGTAATTAGTCTTAAAGAAGAGTTAATCGAATTAGGTTCTAAAGAATCTCCTACTGAAGCTGATGCTACACGTGTACAAGAGATTGAATCTGAACTTAGTACTCTAGAACCTGAAGTTGCTAAAGCTGCCGATACTGTACGTGCTATGCGTGTAGAAGCTACTCCTGATGCTGCAACTGTAGAACAAGATGTTCAAGCTGCAACTACTGGTGATGTAGAAGCTGCTAAACGTTCATTTGGTTCATTCCGTGTTGACCCTGAATCTCTAACTGCTGACCAAGCAGATGCAATTGCTAATGCTGATAATGGCCTAACTGAATCAGAGAATACTGAGTTACGTGCATATGCTACAGTTCAACGCTCACTTGAGACATTGAGTACTGTTGGTTCCCACATCGTAGATGGTGGTGTATCTCGTGATACTGGTAGAGAAATGCTAGGTATTCGTGATTATCAGGATATGGTTTTCTCAGGTAATCAGGATACTGCTAATAAAGGCTTACAAGGTCTTAAAGCATTTGCAGATAGACATACAGCTAAAGCAGATAACATTGAACAAGCATATGCTACTTATCAGCAAACTAAGGAACCTCAGAAGGTTGATATTGGTTCAGGTAAGCAACTAACTATTGATGCTCGTTCACGTAATCTTGTAGGTACTGTACGTCAGGAAGCTAATGCTCTTAATGATGCATATGCTGCTATGTCTCCTGTAGTCACTCCAGTAGCTCAACCTACTGAACCGGTACAAACACAAGCAGAAGAAGTAACTCCTACTCCTGAGCCTGTAGCAGAGCCAGAAGCAGTACAAGAACAACCTACTGAACAAGCTCCTACAGAAGGGACAACTTCAGTTAAAGTAGGTGCTCGTGTTTACAATGTTACCGGTGATTCAATTATTGATACTACTACCGGTGAAGAAGTTGCTGCTCCTAGAGCTAGACAGCAGATTGCTGTATTGGCAGAGAAACAACGAGCTACTGCACCAGATACTGTAGTTGTACCTGATGAAGGTATTATCCCAACTAAGACATTAAGTGAGCGTAATAAAGAAGTAGCTGCATTTGTACAATCTCGTAATGAAGCATTAACTAAGGTTAATGAAGTTCCACTTAGTGAGTGGGCAAATAGAGCTAGACAAGCTAACCCTGCATTAGATACATCTGCGGCTACTGTTGAAGGTTTACGTCTACAACAAGAAGCAATTAAAGAAGTATATGACAGATACCCTAACTCAGAACTTCAAAGGTTAAGTACTGCTCAGGAACAAGTTGCTCCGGAATCCTTAGTCGAACAAACTTCTGTATCACCAGAACCTACTGACGTAGGTTTGGCTACAGAACTTTCTTCTCCTGCGGTTCCTGCTCAACCTGTCCCAGACCAGATAAAAGATTATTCATTAGCTAAAGAGTTAACCAGTAAAGAAGATACAACTAACTTGGTTAGTGAGTATTTCAATGCAGGTAATAAGAAGTCAGCACTTAATAAGGTGAATGACTTTGGTACTCGTCTAAAGAATGACACTACTAATACTCTTGAACAAGTCTATGAAGGTGCTGTACCTACTGAAGCGGAAGTAGTAGCTAGAAGCTTTGCTAATTTTAACCAATCATTTACTGGTGCTTTGGATTCAGTATTTGAAGTTAAAGAAGATTACCTAAGTGATGACTACGTACAATACTTAGTAGATGAGTCTGGCCAGTTACCAGCTAACGTTAAAACTGCTATGGCTGTAGGTGCTTATGAGTGGGTAATTGCTAGCGGTAAAGAGTCTACTATTCAAACTTACGACAGTATTCGTAATCTACTTGGTTTGTCCGATGAGGACTATGTGGAACCAGAACTAGTTAATGTAATTCCTACTGGTACTCGTCGTACTAGTATCATTAACTCACTTGGTACTGCTGCATTTAAGACCCTTAACTTGAAGATGGCTCCTACTGCTCCAGTAGATGCACAGACTCGTTTAGAGACTGCTATGGGACTATGGGCTTATGAAGCTTTACGTAAAGCAGATGTACTTCAAGAAGCCAAACCAGTAAAAGGTTCTGCTATTAAGAATGTATATGGTGTTGGTGCTCCAAGAGCTATTCAAGATTTAGAGGGTTCTGAATCATATGTAATGACTCAGCTTAATCTAACACCGGGGATTGAAAGAGTAATCGAAACCAATAGAGAGAAATCCTCATTTATGAGTGATGTCTTTGGTTCGGTATCTGAAAGACCTATGCCTTCATTTAAAGCTCCTAAAGGTACAACTACTGTAAGTAAATCTACTCAGAAAGTACCTGAGTCTCAGCGTAAGATTCTGGAAGAAGACCAAAAGAAACCATACTACTTACGTCAGGATACTGTTGGTTCATTCTTTGAATTTGAAGATGACCTACGTAAAGAGATGCTTGGTTATGTGAGTGATACATCTAAGATTATGGATGTAACTAAAGCAGGTGTTGATGGTGCTAACCGTGCTATTGAACGTGAGTTAGAGATTGCTCAAGAATGGTATCAAGAAGTACAGAACCAAACTGAAGGAATTGATACTCCATTCTACCTACCACATACAGTGTGGAAGCAAGGTCGTATGGGTATTGGTACACGATTCAATCCACAGTCATCTAAGATTCATCGATACATGACTAATCGTGGTGAGTGGAATACTACCTTTGATTTCAATACTGAAGGTGAGAATTACTTCCTACTAGCTGTAGGTGAAGGTTTTGATATCGAAGTACCTAAGTTTGCTAGTGATAGTAATGGTACAGCTTCACAGAAAGCTTTGGAAAAGCTCAATGATGTGTTAGCTAAAGAAGATATCCGTAATGCTATTGATGCTATGAAATCTATCATGGCCGGTAACAATACACGTGAGAACCAAGAAGCAGTAGCTAAAGGTGTTAAAGCTGGTGAAGGTAAGATGAAGTCTTACTTATCTATTGTTGAGATGGCTAAGTATGAGAATGCTAAAGCTTCTGGTGAAACTAGTTTTAGTCATAACTTGGCTCGTGAAGTAGATGGTATTACTAACGGTGTTGCTATTACTACACTTCAATTTTCTAGCGATAACTTAGAGCAAATGTTTACTCAGTTGCAACGTATGGGTATGTACGATACAGACCTGACGTATAATGAGTGGCAAGCTAATCCAGCTAATAAAGATTCATATAAATCTCTAGCTGAGAACTGGCAACGTGCTATTGAAGCTGAAGTACAAAACCAACCTGCACTACAGAAACAATATGTAGAATTAAGTAAGTTATTTGGTTCATTCGGTAAGCTTAACGAAGAAGGTGAAATGGAAGTAACTAGTGATGGTCGTAAGATTGCTAAAGGACCATTAATGACTTCTATTTATGGTGCTGGTATTGCAACTATCGCTGACCACCTAGGTTCACAAGCTATTGATAAAATATATGCTAACTTACAGAAAGCATATGATACTCAGAATACTCAATTGGTTCGTGAAACACTTGCTACTGTTAATGCCCTTACAGGCAATAACTATAAGATTACTAAAGGTTCACAAATCTTAGAGTTTAAACTAACTAAGAAAGATATCCGTAATCTTAAACAAGCAACTGCTAACGTTTATCAAGCACCACTTAAAGATGCTATGGAATCTGAGTATGAAGTGTCATTTAATGCACGTACTCAACTGAATGCTGCTGCTAACCTTGCACATGAACTATTCATGGGTATGTATGAGAATGAAATTGGTAAATATGAAACACTAACCAATGAAGTACAGCAACAAGTACTTGAGCAACTTAAACCAGTTACCCCAATTGTGAATACTGCTAACAGTAAGTTATCAAGTAAGAATCTAGATACACAGTTGAATACTGGCTTGATGTTATCTGGTTTTGAAATGGTTCCTGCACCGAAGGAAGTTAAAGTATCTATTAAGTCTACTAAACTTAAAGGTAAGAAATCTTCTACTTCTGGTGGTCAGTTACGTAGTTTTAAAGCACCGGGTGCTGCACCAATCCCAACTATGACTCAGAGTATCGATGCTGCTACTCAGGTTCAGATGTTGAAGAATGCAACTATCCTAAACGTACACGATGCATCATATATCTCTGGTAATAACTTTGGTTCAGATAAAGAGAAGTACAATCAAGGCTTCCTCTCTATTAACTACCAATACTCTATTCCTCAAGAGATTGCACAGATGCTTAGTCGTGTAGTTGATGGGTATGTAGCTTCTGGTTTGGAAGTTCCGCCTGAAGCACTGAAAGCTGCTTCTAAGTCTATTCTTGGTACTGATACTGGTACTCTTGAGCAACTTACTTCTGCTATCAATGGACTGGCAACAGACCATATGCAGAACAAGCAAAAGGTAATGAAAGCTATCGTTCGTTCAGAGCAATACTCTAATGGTGAAGATTCAGCATTCGTACCTAAACATAAGTTTGGTTCAAGTCCACAGAGAGTTATCGAAGATAACTTTACATTTGATGACACTCGTTCAATTGACAGTATGACTACTGAACGAGTATTTGAAGAGTTACAGAAAGTATCTGTAGTAAAAGATAGTACTAATCACTTTGAACATCTACGTAATGTAATCAATGACGTAGTAAACCAAGCGATTACTCCATTCAATCTTCATATTGGTTCGTCTACTGAGACAGAGACTATTGGTTCTACCGATGGTACAGATATGTACATCGTTAATCAGGTAGACGGTGCATTACCTAAATCTGGTTCACTGGCCAATGGTATTCGTATGTCTTCATCTGAAGTGTTTGCACACGAATTAGTGCATAACGTCTCTATGGTAGGTGTAGAGCAACAGATGCAAGAACGTAATGAGCTAGTAGCTTTATGGAACCAAGCTAAGAAAGTAGTTACTCCTCGTGACTTTATGAATGACCCTCAGATGAGTGAATCTGACCCTACATTCAAAGATGAGTATGAAGCTGCTCAACAGAGATGGAACCATGTATTCAAACCAACTGTAGTAGGTAAAGAGAAAGGGCGTAGACGTTCTAACCACTTACATGAGTTTGTAGCTCTAGGTGTGACTAATGAGAACTTCATTAAAGCACTATCTAAAATTGAGTATGCAAATAAAGCAGATGAGTTAAATACTGCTACTGGTTCGGTTGGTAAGTTGGCACAAAGAGTTTATAACTTCTTCCGTCGAATGCTAAGTGCATTACAGTCACGTATGTTAAGTACTTATGGCAAGACTGCTGATAAACAGTTAGAAGAACTGTTTAAAGCATTTGCCGGTGTTGATACTAGTGCTAAGAATGCATTGAAAGCTAAGACACTACGAGTAGTTAAACCTGCACAGAACTTTATTGAAACTCAGGTAGAGAGAGCAGTGGATACTGTATTTGCTGATACCTTTAAGAAGTTTAGTGATAAAGCTTCAGCTAAGGTTAAAGAGGCGGTTAAGTCAGGTAATGTACAAACACTAACTAGTATCATTGAAACTGGTTACAACAAGTTACGTAAGTCTGATAAGTCTGCTGCTGAGTTGTTCCTAAGTTTAGCTACAGAGGCAAGAGGTCGATACAACTATGTAGGTATCCTCCATGATATGAAGCGATTAGCTAATAAGAATATTGACCGTTTCCGTATGCAAGTTAGAACTGACTACCGTACAGCTATCAATGAAGCATTCAAAGAGAAGCTAACAGTAGAACAACGTCAAGCATTGTCATATGGCCTATTGAAGACTGACTTGAGCTCTCTTGGTTTAACCGATGCGGAAGCATTGGCACTAGTTGCTAATAGGTCTGACCTAACTACTAAGATTAAAGAGTTAGAAGCTAAAGCTATGACATTCCAAGGTTATGGTAACTACTACATTAGACAGGCTAAGAACCTTGGCCAGTTCATGATGACAGGTAAGAGCTATATCCCTAATGCTATGTTGAATGCACAGAACATTGCTGATGCTATTGGTACTCACAGAAGTATGCCTAAACATGCTCGTAATGCTGAACCAGTAATTGATGCACTAGCTACTTTGTATGCTATTCAAGCAATGCCTACGAAGGATAAGCAACGTTTTAATGCTTTGGTTCAAGATGACTTAGATGGTGTAATCTTCTCACTTAATCTGACTAAAGAATTGCATAAGCGTTCTAAAGAAGAGTTTAAAGATAACTCTCGTCATATGGTTAAAGGTTTCATGACTGATAAGGTTGACCCAAATGTAGCTATTAAAGTAGGCACATTGGATGAACAAGCAGATATGGAAGACCAAGGTTACTCATTAGGTGAAGCAGTGCCTAAAGACCCTAATGACCCAGACAAGACTACTAAGTATTTATATGTAAATAACTATGGTGGTATTCCTGCGAACATTGGTGGTGTTAGTTACCTGATGACAGATACTCACCGTGGTACTGATGTAGTTCAATCAACTACTTCTAGTCACAATGTTGTGAATACATCTGACTTTGATGCTATGGCTTCTAAAGCTAGATTAGCTACTGTGGATAGTTGGACTAGTAACAACCTAACTTCACGTACTTACTCTGCTCCATTGGTTAACCAGAATGGTGACATTGTTAACTATCGTTATGTTATGAGTGACAAAGTGAAAGATGACATTCTACACCGTGATTCATCATTTGATGATTTGATGGGTATTATGATGTCTAACCTTGCAGTTAAAGATGATATGCGTAAGCAGAATGAAGACCTTACTAAAGTTCTACGTAAAATGTATGACGAAGATAAGGATAACCGTGATGACTATGTATCTATTAGTCCTCGCTCTGCTAGTGAAGAACATCGTGAGATTTATCGACTACTACCGGAAGATATGAAGGAAGCTATTGCTGCTTCTTGGGGTGGTAAAGAACGTCTATATGTTCGTAGAGATGTAGTTGATTTGTTGTTTGGTTACCATAAGTATACTGCTGCTAATATTTGGCAACTGGATAAAGAGGAACGTAATGTTTATCAGAAATTGTTTACTAATTTTGTAGAGATGATTTTTGGTAAGAAAGCTGCACTACGTGTACGTCAGGGTGAAGAACTTATGACTGCATTGGCCAAAGCTGTAAAAGACATTATCGTTATCAAGTCTGGTGTAGTTACTTTGGGTAACATGCTATCTAACGTAGTACTACTTAAGATGATGGGTGTTCCACTAGTGGATATCTTGAAAGGTCATAAAGATTCATTCAAAGCAATGAGACAGTACAAAGACCTGAACCAAGAACTTGAACAGGTTCGTATTAAACTTGGTTCGCCTACGTTGAGTGCTAATCAGCGTACTGTGTATGAATCTCGACTAATTGAATTGGAAGATGAGATGGCTGCTAACCCTGTAGTTGATATGATTGACCAAGGTTTGCTATCTACTATCGTAGAGGATGTGGATACTGAGGTTGAAGAGTATAAGCTACGTCAGAAGGTTAACCGCAAGTTATCTGACATTGGTTGGCAAGATAGAATCGAAGATGCTACTAACCGTATTCCACAAGGTGTACGTGATGTAGCTAAAGAAGCATTAGTAATGCAAGGTTCTAACTTGTATGACTTCTTGAGTGAAGCTGCACAGTTCTCTGACTTTGGTGCACGTTATGTACTGTACAAGAAGAAGTTAGCAGAGGGTATGGAACCAGATGTAGCTGCTGGCTATGTAATGGATATCTTCATTGACTATGACTTACCAACTCATAAAGGTGTTCAGTACTTGAATGACCTTGGTTTGTTAATGTTTAGTAAGTATCTGATTCGTGTACAACGTATCATTGCTAAGACATTTGCAGAGAATCCAGCAAGAGCTACTATCATTATGCTATTGCAAAACTTCTTTGGTGACATTCCAGATATCATGGATTCAACAATGATAGTTGAGACTAACCCTCTAACTAGAATTGCTAACCCAGTGGAAAGCTTCCTAGGAGCTGCACCTGATATTGTGACAATGAAACCATTTAGTTAATAAAAATAGGGAGCCAACTGGCTCCCTTTTATCTTGTGTAGTTTTTTATATGTATGGTTACGTCTGTATATTTTTCATCGTAAGGTGCATCAGTACATATATGTTTACTTACCCAGTACTCTGTTTCAACTGCGAGTACTTCTTTACAACGCCCCGGTAACCAAACAAATAGTGCAAATAGCACTAATATACCTTGGCCACTAACCATACCAATAGCCCAGTGTAACTTTTCCATATCTAATTCCATAAGATACTCCTATTTAAATTTCTTAAGTTCATCTGCTTCTGCTTTAGTTAAACAACCCTTCGAGTATAGATAATCTATTTCTCTACAGAAGAAATCTTCTAATGCTCTTGGGTCAGGAGCGAAGCGAAATAGAATAAAGAAAGGTAGGCTAATTAAAGCACCTGCTAAGAAAGCTGCAAAACGTAAGAATGTTCTGAGCCAATAGAATGCTTTCATATTGGTTCCTCAAAAATAAGGGAGCCTAAGCTCCCTATCGAATTACTTCTTCTCGCTTACACGAGATTCTTTTTTACACACGGTACAACGAACCATGTTGCCATCTTTAGATGAAATCTTGTTAGCTACACGCATACCTTTGCCATGCAGTTCATCTTGGCCTTCATGTTTACAATCACATTTTACTTTCATTTTTGTTTCCTTTCCGTTCTTCTTTGAGCTTACCTACTTCTGCATCAATATCTATTTTACGGGCCTCATACAAGATGAAACCAGCAAACATAACTAACATACCAACCCCGATTGCAATTAAGAATGGGGTTAGTGCTAGTGATATCAATCCAAGAAGTAGGCAGGCCAAAAGGAAACCTACACATTTAATATAGGTTACCATAAGCTATTACGGGAATAGCGGGGCATCAGCATCGATAACTTCATTCACTTCCTGCTCTACTAGAGCTGGTTGTGTAAGAGCTTCTTCAGCTTCTGCTGCATCAGCTTCAGCAATAACTTCATCAACCATATCTAGTTGCTGTTGTTCTGCTTCGGTGCGCTGTACAGATGGGGCATGTTCTTCAGTACTTGAAGATTCCCCTTCGCTGTCAGTCGAGGTATTAGATGAATCAGCTTCAAGTTCAGCATCCACTTCCTGAGCAATTGCATCCAGTTCTTCCTGAGAATTTACTGGTTCCTGCGCAGCTTTTTCAGCTTCAATTTGCTTACGAGTACGACGCTTACGACGTTGAGGTTTTTCTTCTGGTTTCTCTTCTACAACTGGAGTGGTAGATTCGAAGCCTTCAATAACAACCTCAGTACCATCACCGAAATGACTGAAGTCATCACTTGCTAGTACGTAAGCTACTGCTTCTTCATACGTTAAGGTAATTTTCATTAATCAACTTCCGTTATGGTGATATCCACCCTTGGGTTATCTTTATCCACGTGGCCAAACCGATAAGTTACTTCTACTAGGTGTTCATAGTTATCTTCCGGTAACTTCCCTAGTTCAACTAAGGCATCACTGAAGAACTTATCGTGGATAGAACAGACATTAGCAACATCAGTCTTTCTTTTGGTTTTGGGATATAAGACATACTCAATTCGTACCTTAGTGAAAGATGGGAGATTAAGAATAGGTAACTTGACCATATCCTTATAGACCACCTTCGCCTTATTCAGTACTTGGAAATGAGCATTCCTGTATTGGTTCAAATTAAGTGTGAAATTCTTTTTCGAACTAACAGGAACCACCAAGGGTGCAGATATCGATTTGGTATTTAAATCAGTCAAAGTAAAGTACCTCCGTAGAGGTACTATATACTATTACGGGAACAATGGAGAGTCAGTTGCAGCCGCTTGAGCTTGTGCAGGAGCACCAGCAGTAGGAGCACCTTTACCAACACCTTTAGCTTTCTCGATTGTTTTACCCGTAAATTTCTCAGCCCAACCTTCGTGGAACTTAGCTTCTTTACCTGCTTCAATCTCAACGATAGTTTTCATATCTTCGTCGAATAGGTAAGCTAGTTCATTAACCAACTTGGTTTCACCAGTCGGTAGGTAACGAAGTTTCTTATCCATACCCGGTTGCCAGTTATCATTCTTCTTAGTCTTATCGACGTTAGCTAGAATGAAGCCACCGTGGAACTTCTGACGTAGTGCTTCAACGAACACTTCACGGTCTTCGTTAACTTCAGCTTGAGCTTCAGCGTTGTAAACCTTAACTGATTTAACTTCAGGTGCTTGCTCAGAGAAGCCTTTACCTGTAAGTATTTTTAGAAGGTTATCGACAGTAGCATAACCCGGCATTGGTTTGTCTTCACCAGATTGCTTGTCTTTGTAAGTGAACTCACCAGCACCGTTAGAGATAGTGATGTTCTCTTTGTAAGTTTTTTCTTGACCGTCGACTAGTACACCAAGTTCAATAGCCACGAACAGTGCACCACTTCCCCAAGCATCAAGATACATCATCTTGACACCTGCCGGATGGATACCACCTTCAAAGGTGAAACCACCACCTAGTGAATCTTTGTTCTCGACTTTAACTTGTGTAGCTTGCGACTGCGCTTTAGCGAATAAACTCATTTATATTACCTTTTCAAAAATTTAAGTGACTCCCTAAACGAGAGTCACATGGACCCAACGAAGTTGGGATTAACCATTGTAGTACTCATTTAGACGGTCTAAGATAAGTTGAGCATCATTATCAATGAATGTCTCTTGAGTAGTCCACATTCCCATAGGGGAGCGAATTCTCTCGTTTACAGTGTCTTTAGTCAACTTAGTCTGGAACACATATTTGAAACCAAGTGCACGTTCTTCATCAGTGATGTTTAGTAATGCATTGTCTTTCTCATATGGTTCTAGCTTTTTGATTGGCATCTTCTTGGATGCAATTACAGTAGAGAAGAATGACTCAATACCCTTAGTCATAAGTGAACCACTCACTTTAACTAGAGTTTCAGTAACCATCTCATTTTCGTTATATACATCCGAAGTATGCGCAGTAAAGATAATAGCTTTGTCAGACTTAGCCACACCCTCCTGCATGAGCTTTTTAAATGGCTCTTTGTAATGCGCACTCCACGCACCACGTTTGTCAGTTGCAGTTAGAACATACTGAGTTTCGAACATATCCATCATAAACGTTAGGGAGTCTACGATACCAATGTCGTAATCAGCATGGCCTGAAATACCCTGAATTGACTGTAGTACTTGATGAGGGTCTGTGATATTCGCCTGCTTGAATTTAGCAGGGAATGGTAAACGTTTGTTGTTTTCACAGTTCATGTACGCAACTCGTTCTGGGTTACGTAAGTTCATGAATGAAGCAGACTTACCGGTAGCTGCTTTACCACAAATTAGTACTAACTGAGTGTTTTCTGACATTAATTACTTCTCACAATATTGAGTGCCATCAGGATTGAAACGCTTAATCAGATACCCATCAGAGGATTCTAAATAGTGACAACCTGTACCAGCATCAATACGTAAAGCCATGTTTGAACGAACGTTACCATCCGTCTCATCGAAACCAACTCCAAAGAAATTAGCAACGATTGTGAATAACTGAATCATGATAAAACCAATAATAAATAGTTTACCTAGTTCAGTAGCTGCGGCACTTACAATTGCTTTAGTTGCCTTAGTTAGCTTTTCCTGTTGATGGGAAGTCATAATTTAACCTTTCTTAAAGAACCGTTGTGTAACGGACTGGATTACGGTGTTATTTAACTCTTCCGCTGGAATTGGTTTAGGTAACTTATCATTGAAAGCTTTCACTTTAAGGATTAAGTCATCTAGTCCACGACCAGCATCTACTAGCGCAGCACCATATTTGAATAATGTGTTGTTTCGATTGCCTTCTTCTATTTTCGAGAAGAAGTAACGCTCTAACTTATCCATGGAACCAGTAGTATCAATGAAGGAACGTCTCTCTTCATTCTTCTTGGTTTTAGGTATGAAAGGCAACACGTCGAATAACTTACCATCATTAGTGAATTCTTGTCCTTTCGGATTCGATAGCCACTTACGAGTAGGTTGAGTAGTCTGCTCATCCGTCTCAAATGGAAGTGTTTCAAGTACATTACTCATAAACTCCTTATACTCATCCACACTCAGTTTGAGTAGATGACTAGTAGGGAGAATGATTCGATATCTATCAGCCGCTGGTTTATCGTCATAAGCAAGTTGATGTCGCTTAGTCGTATAAATGTAATAGGTATAATCTTCTAGTACTGACTTGGCTTGGTCTAGAGGACACGTACCATCAATATCCAGAACAATCATATTGAATCCTTGGATTACATTACGAGTGTGACGATGACCTTTAACGAAATGATGTGAACACCAGTGAGCATCTTCCATCATAGTGATGACTGATAGTTTATCGAAAGGAACCTTGGTTTCAGGGCGATAGCCATGTGCAATGTCTTTCGAGTGACTTAAACGCAATTCATCTAGATTGGTTTCTTCTAGGGATTCGCCCTTAAAGAACTCAATATCATCAACAAAGTTACGCTTAATGATTACATTATGCTTATGTCCCCATGCAGTAGCATTCTTAAGGATATCCTTCTGAGCACCACTAGCTTTAGGCATATATGGAAGTTCTTCCATCATGTCAGCAATAGTTAATGGTTCACGTGCTTCAGATAAGAATAGAGCCAATCGTGCAAATGCAGGTGGACGAGATAGCATTTCTGCAAAACAAGATGCTGAGATTTCTGCAACTTTAACTGCTGCTTCCCAGTGGTCTTTAGTCATTACAGGATTACTATCCAAGAATGCAAATGTACCAGCCAAACGAATAGTCTTGAAATAACGACCACGTGCTTCAGCTCTGCGAATCTCATCGGATTGACGATAAGTTTCCATTACTTCTTCACAGTAGATTTGATACTCCAAGATACACTCCATAACATCATCAGGTACTTGTACCTTAAAGTTATGATTAACCGGGTCCGCTAACTTCTGCAAATCAACTGCTAGCTTTTGTAACTGCACATCAGTAGATGTATCAGTCAAAGCTTTAAGTCTTTCTGCTACAGTTAGTTTCTTGGTTTGGTGTTCTATGGCCGAGTAACCAAAGAATGAACGTCGAGCATAGCCACTGGTTAGCCGGTCAAGTAGAGTCTTCTCAACCTGCGCACCATCAAAGAGTATAGAGGCAGTACCATACAACATCATGTTGGTTGGTGTTTTACCATCAATCTCTTCGTTACGTACACTATCACTGGTGTTCTTAGTTAGCTTTGGTTTCACAACGCCATCATACAATTCAAGATAAGTGTCCAGAACTTCTTCATTGCTTAATAGGTTGTTAGCCATCTCATCACATTCGAAGTTAATCGAACCAATACCAGACATAAGTAAACCATGTCTGAATTGTTTGAGAGCTGGTGTAGTACCAGAGTCAAACGAGGTAAGGTAAGCTCCAATCTTTCGATATTCGCCCTTAACCTTTTCGAGTTCTTCTGCTTCATCTGTACCCTTGCGTAAAGCGCGAGCATTAGCTAAATCAGTTAGGTTATTTTCCGCAACACGAGGTAACGTATATTCCATGAACTCTTGTTTAAATAGGTGAACTACTTGTTCTTCAATGATTTTAGTCGAATGACCTTTACCGTAACCCGAAGGTGCAGTATTGATTCCATAGAAGTTACATTGCAGTTTACCGAATCCCTGTGCATCAACTTCAGCACGCATCATAGATGCTAGCTTAGTTAAGTGATAACAAGCCAGAATAGTGAAGAATGATTTATCAGGGTTTTGTGTACGGGCTGAAAGAACATCAACCAAAAGCTTAACCTTCGGATGATGTTGTAGTTGCTCAAACGGTTTCATTAAGTTCCTCTTAGTCGGTATCGAGCAATCCCGCTTGGATTAGCCTGTCCTTCTGAGAGCAAGCATCATAAGCATTACAATACTTACAAGCTTTGGCTTTAGCAGGGACAGTTACAACTACACCTATTGCACCATCTTTTATGAAACGAGTCTGCGCTTCTGCAAAGTCAGTGAAGTTAGCTGTTGCGCGAGAACGCTTTTGTGGATTCTTGTAGTATTTATAGGTTGGTTCGCCTTGCCAAAGGTGTTCGGCAGAACACTCTGGTAACTCAGACTCCGGTACATCTTTGTACTTCTCAATCTCTGCGATAAAGCTACGCATGAAACGAATAGTATCCGCCTCATCCATTAGTTTAACCTTATGAGGTATTACCGCAGTTTGAGGATACTTAGGGTCTGCCTTAGCACGTGACTCCATCCAGTCAGTGAACCAGAACACAATAGTCATGTGGTCTTTCTCAATGATATCTGGATTCAGTACTTTATAGATAGAACCTTGTGTACGATAGTCTTTGTCAGCTTTCTCCAAATCTTTGTACTTCCACGTACCGGTAGATTTGAAGTCAGTGAGGCCACCTTCACCAACGAAGTCGAACTTACCAGAAATGGTATAACCATCCAACTCCATAGAGTTACGAATCTCCATGTAAATTGGAATGGCATCAGGATTCATTTCTAGGAAGCCCGGTTCAGGATTTACTACAATCCTCTCGATTACCTTAGCAGGATAGCCCAGTGCCTTAAGAGCAGCACTACGTACCGCTGTATCAAGCCAAGTCTTTTCAATAGCATCATGTATAGCTGTACCATTTTTAGACTTAACTAGATTAGCTATGTCTTTTGGTTCATTGGCCAACTCACCACCATTAACTCGATTACGTAAAATAATCTGTCTAACGGAACGGTTAAAGTCAGTAGCACTCAATGCTTTTGGATTTGGTTTGAAGTCATAAGAAGATGAGGCCAAGTACACCGCTACGGATAGCGGTATATTAGAATCATTTTTTAAAGAGTTCATTCGGACTCCTTACTTCACTGGACTAATCATTGCTGTTGTTATTTCTGCTGGCGAGTAGCAGGAAGGTTTAATAACTTTTCCAGTATCAACACAACGAAGTACTGCACGGTCACCTTTATTGGTGATAGCAACATTTGGATATCGGTCTTTCACTTCTTCGACATACTTAGGTGCTTCTGCTAGAGGCACAGTCTTAGATAGATTAGAGCGATGTACTTCACGAAGACACATACCAATATCCAATCCCATAGCAGACATTTGCTGCATAGTGATATATAGGTTATCGGTTAGCTCTTTAGCTGCTGCAAGTTGGTCTAATTCTTCGGCTTCAGATTCCAACAAGATTTCTACCACTTCATCGCTAATTAGCTTAACTGCCTTCTTCAAGTTCGGTGAGTTGAATGTTATTGGTTCGTAACCATAGGTGTCATTAAACTCAGCGAACATTGCATTAAGGTCGATACTTTTATCTGTCATTATTACTTACCTAGTTTCTCGTTTAGAGCTTTAGTGTTGATTGCCGGTAGAGCAATCTTAGATGGGTTGAAGTAGGCTTGAGGAATAAACTCTTTAACTTCTTCCCATTGTTCCATCAACTGCTTAGTAGTGTTAACACCTTTAAGCACCTGTTGGATTTCATCTAGGTATGATGTACGTGCTTTGTTCCAATCGGATAACGCTTCACGTTCTTTACGAGCTGCTTTTTGTAGAGATGTAAACTCTTCAGCAGCTTTCTTAAGCGAAGGATGCTTCGCTAGGTAGTCAGGGTTAGAGAAGTCACGTGTACCGGAATACTTGCTTAATGCGCGTACTTTCTCTGCTTCTGAATTGTTCTTGTCATATAAATAGACAGAACCCCATGAACCAGTAGGAGATATATACTGGATGTAACCAGTTGTACTAACTTGGTCTTTAAGAATTGGGTTAGCTTCAATAAGCTTACGCATTTCTAGTGACTGCTTCATGTAATGCTGACGAACAGCTTTTTCCAGAATGTCACCGGTATCGATAGTTAGTTCTGGTTTTGGATTGTTTTTATCATAAGCATCAGAGATGTTTTTAATGATTGCTTCTCGAATTTCAGTGTTAAGCCTGATTGACTTCATGTAAACTCCTTAAGATTACACTAATTTGTAATTGGTGTTACATCCCCTACCGTGTTGGTAGGGGATTCTTTTTAACTAGGCTAAGTTGTTAGTACCAAATATCCACTTATGTAGTACTAGTTTAGAACGGAAAGAGTAAATACCTCTGAAGTGTCTAAACCTATATTCAGCATCTGAAACATCAGCCATTCTTTTTAGCTTCATACTTAGCTATACCTGCTTTACAGGTTTCGACAATTTCCTTAGCACTGAGTTGATGTTTGAGTTCAATCTCATTGTGCCAAGCAGGATAGAAGATACCTAGGTTACCAGTTAACTTAACTTCATCATGTTGGATTTCAGGCAACTCTTGCCATTCAACACATTCCACTAAGTTATCATTTACCCATTCAACTACATCTACCCTGTTACGAATCATCATGTACTGAGCATCATGGATATGAGCCGAAGGCTTAATATCTAGACGATGCTTTGAATTCATGGTTCGTTCTTGGAACTCAACTCCAGCACGACTATTCAGCAATCCGTAGGATTGACCAGACACAGCATTACCTGCTGTTCTAGATTCTGCTGCTGCTTGTTTAGGAGTATACGAATTACCTAGTATGGTTTTAGCTAAGATAGGTGTACGTAGTCGTAAACCAAAAGCTAAGGTTACATATCCATCTTCGGATGCTTGAGCTAGCTTTTGTTGAACCCACGAGTCACTGACTTTATAAAGTTCGTGATAGCGAGCTTCAATCTGCTTCGCAACAGTCTTGGTAAATCCACAATTCGCCACAAGCGTGGCCCATGTCCCTTGATAAGTAAGGGCGAAAGTTGGAGCTTTTGAATCCTGACGATATTGAGGATATTTGTCTGAGATGGAGTTGATGCTCTCCACAGTATCTTCAATATCTGGCATTGATTCCCCGAAGTAGGAATATGCACGGAGTGAATGCCCGTCAAACCCACTGGTGTAGACTTTGATTTTGTTAGGGTCTTTTGTAAGTAGTGTGTTAATCCTGTCCTCAAGAGACGCATAATCTAATCCTACAAATAACCACCCGGGAGCTGCTTGGAAACACGATTTAACTAGCTTGCCATACGTAGAACCAGAAGGAAGATTCTGTAAGTTTGGTTTGCTAGAGGATAGCCTACCTGACTTGGTTCCACCCAAATTGAATGAACCAAATAGATAATGCCAGCCGTCCGGACCTTTCTCTGCTTCAACGAACTTATTGATAAAGGTTCCAAGTATCTTGTCACCTTCCTGAATCTTAATGATAGCCTCTAAGACTTCTTGAATTTCAGGGTCATCAGTACGTTTCATGTGTCCTTTAAGTTCATCACCACCTACTGCTGGTTGACCAGAATCAGTAGTTGAATGCACTTCAAAACCAAGGAACTCATGGAGTAGAGATATTAGTTGAAGATTACTGTTAGTATTAAACTCATAGTCTATATCGTCTAGGGTTAACACTTTCTTCTTAAGCTTGGCTTGCTTCTTGGCCATTAACTCTTTACGAGCAGTTAGCGAGAATTTAGCCATTAGCTTAGATTTCTTAAGTACCTCACGATACTTATCTACTATACCCTGTAGCTCAGCTTGTACCTCCAGAACACGAGTCATATTCAGAGGCATACCGGTTAGTTCCATTTGGATTATGTTTTTCAGTATCTTCTTAAAGAACTGATACACTTCCAATTGTTCATCTTGAACCATGACCGGATAATACTTCTTGAAAACGAACCAAGTAGATAAACAGTCAACTAAGTTATATTCCATTAATGGAGCATTCTTAATTAACGTAATGTCATCTATATCATCCTGTGCATAGTTACCGGCAAACTCATGAGCTAAGTTTTTAAGACTTAAATAACCAGACTGTTGACCACAAGAATTGAGTGCAAGGTATGCAATAATCCGAGTGTCATCAAAGTCACGGGTGAGGATATCTAAGCCAGTTAGTAACCCTTCAGTATCCAACATATCATCCATCCACAAATAGTAGATGAGAATCTTTATGTCGTAAGATGCGTTATGAAACTTGATATTACCTCGGTATTCTGTAAGAAATTTACGGAGTAACTCTTTGATTTCTCGTCGATAGCGTAGAAGGCCAATACCCTCGGTCTTAGCGTAATGCTCGACATCGATGCATATACCTTCATGCTCACTCCAAGCGAATCCAATCGTCCCAAGTCCAGCTCTAGTGTGGAGTAGAGAGAATGTTTCGGTGTCAATGGTAATAGAATCATACTGGTGTAGCCTATCTAATGCTTCTTTAACACGTGTAGGGTTAGCTGGTATGTATTCAGCATGTTTGATTATGTTGGTTCCTATCTCTTGATAAGTACCTTTGCGATGCTCAACCAAGGTTTTATTTGCCAAGTCTATCTTCTCTTGAAGAGTATCGTTGATAAACAGACCTTGATAGTTAGCACTCAACACAACATGCATGTGTTCGTAACCTTCCATAGTACAAGGTAAAACATAACCGTAGTTTGGTTCTGCTTTTCTTGCCTTGGTTAATACCTTGAAGTAGTTACCATCAGTACAGTACAGATACTTAACACCTAAGTCTTTTAGGACTGGCATTAGAGTAGCTAAATACTCTTTAGCACCTTTAACTGTTACTTTCTTTGGATTGTCATATTCAAGGCTGAACCCAATGAAACTATCTGACGGTACTCCTTGCTCCGTCATTGGATTTGCGTAGTACTGTAGAAGTTTATCTTTGCTTAGCGCATTAGTCTTCGTAAGTATGGCAACATCGTATGTTTCATTTTGCTCTAAAATTACATGGTATATACACACCTCCTCAGACTAATCTACTAAGCAACTTCGGCTAGTAGCTTAAGCCTTCTAATTACTTTAAGTTTGTCTTCAGCGGTTACTTTGAATTCATCACATTCCTCTTTACGAGTAGGTTCCTTTGTAGATTCACCTAGGATGTATTCAAATTCACCGGCACGCTCAACGAAGTTGAGAATATAAACCAAGTGACCTTCAGTTTCTTTGATAGAGTCCATAACTCGAATCAAACGATTTAAGGCTTTACCATGTTCACTACCTTCATCAATCTGATAAACACCAGTGATATCTCTTGGTTTGATATCCAATGGATTGAATGTGTTGTTACGGTAGTGTACACATTGAGTTTCGTAAGGAGTTCCTTTTACAGCTTCACGGTATTCTTTCTTAGCCTTCTTGATTCGGCCTAAGAATAACCGTTGTATCATTCGCTCCTTCATGGATGCTTTGTCGATAGCACAATTCATTTAATAGTCCTTCATATAGATTTTATTACTAGCTCTGGACCAACCTACGTAACGCAAACGTCTACGCATTTCAGCACTGAAACAGCTTTCAATATTAGGTAAATCCAGAAAGATATTAGGAATAGATTGTCCTTGAGACTTATGCACGGTACATCCATATGGTAGTGCAATATCTGAATATAGGAATCGATTAGGATTGTAGATACCTTTAGGTACTTTGTCGTCACATAAGATGAGAGTATCTTTATTGGTTTCGAGATGTGTCTCTGTAATCACATGACCTTTATCAAGCAGTACTTGTTTAGTGGTAACCTTTCGAATACCTACATGAGTTCCACAACGCAAACCAACATTCTCATTATACTTGTTAATGATTGCTGAAGCGTGTGCATGTGGGAAATCAGGATGGCCAAATACATGCTTATGGATAGCATTATTGTATTGCTTAACTATCTCACGATTGAATGCTAGGTAACGACAATCCATTCTACTTTTCTTGTACTCTTCAATTATCTTCTTATCGAAGTCAGAAGGGCTAAGTAAGACTATCTGGTTCCCGTCATCAAACTGACGTAAATCAACTTCTTGCTCAGCACGTACAGCTTCACGAAGTACATGAGATATCTCTTGGATTCGCCCAGTACTACGCATAACCTTATTCATAGTTAACTTTTCGAAACCAAGTTGAGCTACGTAAGCTTTACCTTCTTTCACATCAGCTAACTGGAACTCATCCATTACCCAGACTATCTTGGCATTAGGTAGTTGATAGCGAATAGCATCGTGTGCTTCTTTACCAATATAGGATGCTTCATCTACGAAGATGATAGGTGCATCTTTGACAGGTCTACCACGGGTATTAAACCCTGTGGGGTACTTCGGTCTAAGCCCGGCATATGAATATATGGTGCTTGCACTTGTGGGAAGAACTCCAAGAGCTTCGTTAGTTGTTGCGGTGTAAACAAATACACCGGTAAAATGGTCATCCAGTAACCTCACTTTTTCAGTGATTGCTGCTTCATTGTTATGGATATGGTTTAGTAGATATCCTTTACCACATCCAGCAGGAGCATCAATAATAATATCCTTAGCACTAGGACGTGCTAAGAATATAGATAGTCGTTTCAAGACTATCTCTTGTTGGTCATTAAGCATTATTGGTTATTCTCTTAAAGTTGGCATCTTCATCGGCGGGGGTGATTTCATCATCGAATATATTGAACACAAGCCATGCATGTATTTTAATTTGGAAGTTCAAAGCTTCATCACGATAATCAAACATTACATCTCCATAGGTACTACCAGCTTTATGTTCATAGGTAGGGAGTAAATTCATTGTTTAACCCTATACATGTGTCTTTCTTCTTCTACAGGTGGTGTACCAGATGATAATTCAAAAGAGTATAAATTATTCTGTAATTTATCGAGTACATATCCTTTATCTTTCCAGTCGAAATAGATGTGTAATGTAGTATTTTTACGGGAATATGTTTTAAGTAATTCCATACTAAGCTCACTATAAAAAATGGGTTCCCGTAGGAACCCAATTAGTTATTTGTTGTTTAAGAATAGTACTGTTACTTCGCAGGGTTCCACAGTGTATTCTTGTTGTAAGTGCATAGGTAAGCCCTTACGAAATTCTACGGCTGCATCAACACTCTCAAACACACAGAGTAACCCTCTCTTTGAGTAAGGTATTGCATCTTTCCCTTTCTGTTTAAGGCAGTATTCCATGCTATACCTCGATATGAATACAACGTCCGAACGGTTGCTTAAATCTAGGATTGTTAACGCTTATCCAAATAGTATCGTAGTTAGGTGCTTTGGTTGGCATAGGGGATTCCATATCGGAAAATAGAATTAGAACTTGTGGTTTCATACCTGTCTTTTCAATATGGTCAAAGACACAAGGTATATGCGTACCACCGCATCCACGGAAGTTAATCTTGTTGATATCATCATCACGCTCAATCTTATGTTCACTTACAATCTTTGTAGTGAAGTTAAGAATGTGCATACCCGCTGGGTTCAAGCGGTCATGAATATCATGGATTGCACCTAGATAAGTTTTATACTCATCATCGGATACAGAACCAGATTCATCATTAGCAATAACGATTTCACCTAGACCTTCAGAGAAAGTAGTAGGAAGTAGAATACCGTGAGGGAAGAACTTCTTATTTACCTTTTGGTAAGAGTAGTCATCCGTTGAGTAGTCATCCATATACTTAGCTAGTATACGGTCCCAAGGAAGTTTAGGGTTGTACAGTTCTTCAAGCCAGTTCTCAACATTGTTAGGAACATCACCACCAGCCATTTTGGTTTGCATCGCAGCTTGTTGCACGATGGATTCCATTTGCTGTTGTAGTTCTTCCATTTGTTGCTGAGACATTTGAGGCTGTTGACCTTCACCATCCCCGTCACCGTCATTATCTGGTTGTCCTTGGCCACCTAAGTCACCGGCTAGTGGGTCATTGCTTTGACCTCCACCACCGCCGTTAGGGTCTTGTTGCTCTTGTTCTTCCTTCTCTTTGAGTAAGATGTCATAGATTTCATCTTTCTCTTTACCGTTGAAACGCTTCTGACATTCAGCCCAATCAGGAACATCAACACCATTAGATGATTCATTCTTAATCATCAGGTTGTTGTAGTTGTCTGCTGCTTGGTTCCAAATCTCTTTATCGTCTTTGGCTTGAGCACGAAGCATATCGAAGAAAGGAATGTGCCAAGTAATATGCATTAAAGCGAACTGCACTTCTTTATCCGATTTGTCGAGAATAAACGCTGGGTCGTACTTCAATGTTGTACCTTCCAGAGTCATCCCGTTTTCGATGTTTTCTGAAGGTTCGCGAGTTAGATTTAGAAGTACATTAACTACAAATGTATTGTGAGAGGTACGCATTAGCTGCATTAAGTTGCGAGAGATTTTATCTGCCGCACTAGAAAGTTTTTCTTGGTCCATTACCATTTTCTCCAATATAAAAATAAGGCTCACGTTTGTGAGCCTATTTGAATTAGCCGATTAGAAGGTCGCCAATTTGGTCGAACGTCTTTTCAACTTTACTGTTTGTTAGGAACTCGTCATCTTTACCCCACAGCATTTTCACAGTTACAAACTGGAATTCGCGAGGTAGGCGGTTAACGTAGTCCATGATTTCGTCTAGGTTGGTTAGGTCTGCATTACCAACTAGCATACCTGTAAGCAGCCACATTACTGGTGCTTTGTTTGGAATCATCGCACCTTTAGGGTCTTTGATGATATCTGCAAATGTTGGTAGGTCTTTGAACGCTTCAGTAAACGTTACGAATTCAGCCGCAGTTGAACCAACAGTACCAGCAAGTAGGTTAGTCCATTCAGCAGGAACAGGTGATTCTTGGTTTGGCGCAACTTGCGCAAGGATATCTGATACGAATTCCCAAGTACGCTCACACGCAAATGTTTCGTCAGATGAACCGTTCTGGAACTGTGCAAAGTTGTTAACGTTCTTCTTCTGGTACGCTAAGTACGAGATGATACGACGGTCTAGCTTAAGCTTAGTAGCCGCTAGTTCGATGTACTGGTCAGGCGTAGACTCAACATGAATGTGAATCATACGAGAACGTAGAGCAGTACCAATTTCATTTACGATAGCACCATCTGTTAGAAGGTTACCCGCTGCTGCAAGGAAACAGTTTTCATGCAGTGGAGTGTTACCAATCAGACGGTCAAGAATGATTTTATACCTTGTGTTCGAGAGAGTTCGTAACACTCTCCCCGTGATTTCTCACAGCTATACGTCACCGTATAGAGCAGACTATATCAACATCTCATAGAGATGATTACCATTTCCATTTAAGGGATTCTCACCCGCCCCATATACTTGGGCCGTACTCCTATTGTCACTTTTTAAAGCTGTGTGACCGAGGGATAGTCGTTGGACATTTAAGGAAAATTACGATTACGTTCAGTATCCCCAATTGAATCTAGAAGCTTATCTACATGTTTTGCAGCTTGTTCTTCTGTATCAAATGTTTTCCAACCATACGAAGATTTACCAGCATGTCTTATAGATGCTGCCCATTTCTTCTTGGCTCTAGGATTCTTAACGAAAGTTACATTATTAAATCGTGACTTACCCGATTTGGTTTTTAAACCTGTTCTTACAGCGTGAAGCTGGTTATGAGAACTATCAGACGATTCTAGATTAGTTAAAGCATTATTTTGCTTGTTACCATCTATATGATTTAATTGTGTTCCTTTAATGAAATTTGGAATAAAGGCCAAACCTACTAATTGATGTACAGTGAAAGTTTTAACTGACTTTCCTGTAGATAATCCGATAATGGAATACCCTCTATGATTTATCTGCTGTTTAAGTAATTTACCTTGAATAGTTCTAGTACTATTTCCTTTGGTTCTTGCTTGTCGGGTAATACTCCTAATATTCCCTAAATCAGATATCTCATATTTATCTTCATAGTTTGGTATTGGTTTCCAAGTTTCAATCATAATTAACCTATTTAGTAACGGATTGTCTATTATCATATTGTAGTTGCTTGTACAGTACAAGCAAATATAAAATGATTTATAGAGTTTCCCGTTTTAGGTAATTTTAGACATACTGTCACCAGTATGAATGCCTATAATTAAGCAGCAGCTTGAACAGAACGTGGAGCTGATGGTAGCTCATCGAAGAATACCAACCAACCACGGTACTTGTGCTCAGGTTTAACAAGGTTACCATCTGCATCGAATACAGCAGGGTCAACCGGTAGCTCATCACCTTCAAGTGGAAATAGAGCTGGTGGCAAGTACTTAGAACGGCCTGCATCAAGTGATGGGAAACCATTGATAGTAGTTGGGTCTTCTTGTGCAAGACGAATATCAATCATCTTGAGGTTCGCTTGTTTAGCGATAGCGGCAAACATTGCTGATTTACCACAGCCCGGAGAACCGGCAACATATGGTACACGTTTAGCTTGGATTGCAGCTTTAGCGTATTTTTCAGCAGTTTTTAGGTTTACACGTTGTAATGACATTTTGTTTTCTCCAATTAGAAATAAAGTAAATAAAAGTTTTCAAAGCAGTCAACGGAGTTGACTTTCAAAGTTAAAATTAATGGTGCATAATTCTCGGAGCTGTTACGTAAGGAATACGTTAATAGCAAAACCATCCCACGGCTGGGACAGCCGTAATAAAAGCTATTCCAGCACTATTAAAGGACTAATGTATGACTGGATATATACCTATCAAGGATACTATTGAGGTATACGAAGGTGATGATATAACTATACCTTTTAAGGCAGGTATGGGTAACATTACCGGATATACTGTCACACTTCAGGCAAGGATTAGTATGGCATCTCGGTATTCCATATTGGATGTGCAGGGAGTAATTACTAATGGAACTGCCGGAGAATACAATGTGGTATTTCCTAGTGCATCTACACTGGGTAAGGGCCATTCCAAACCTTATTTTTACGATATTAAACTGACTGCCCCTAATGGTAAAATTTATACTGATAGACAAGGTGAGTTATTTATCGAACCAAGAACAACTGAAATAGACCCTTCTAAGGTTCCTCTCCAATATGGAGATATGAATAAATCAGTCTATGATACTGATGATAATGGTATTGTAGATTCTGCTGAAAAAGTTGCAGGTGCGGATTCAGCTAATGCTGGTGAGTACTATGGTAAAAACTCTAACGGAGTATTAGGTTGGCATACACCTGTTGGTGCAGGTGGGGGTAATATTGATGTATCTACACTAACCGACAATGCATTAATCAAATGGGACGCTTCAGCGCAAAAGTTTGTTAATTCCGGTGTTAAGTCTAACGATGATGGTTCATTAAGTTTAGAACCTAGTTCACTTGATTTAGGTTCACATACCTTATCTAGTAGTGCTGAAAATCTTATGGTAACTAATAAAGTTAGCAAACAGATATATGCACCCTTATGGCAAGAAGTAGGATATAACAAAGATACAGGTTATATACGTAAGTACGGGACAGCTAAGACTAACCCTATTCAAACAGTTAATGACCAAGATTTAACTAATCCTTCCTTTACTATACCTGTTGTAGATAATATCACTAACTTTGGTTGTGATATTGAATTAGCACAAGATGCTACAAATATTGAAATACATGTTACTGATGTAGTAACCGATGAAGATATTTGGTCTATTGCTTTAGGTGATTTAACTGCTGGTAAACATCATATAGATTTTTATAACCCTGCTGACTTTAGGGCGGGTAATACGTATAGGGTTAAGATACATAGTACTGATGGTTCAGATGTAGTACTTAAAGGTGGGACTGGTTTTGGTAATCAGCTTATCCCTGCTTTTACTACATACTTCACTGACTGGTCAGACCTTACAGTAACTACTACTAAAGATATCGAAAGACTTGATTCTAATGATGATGGTGCAGTAGATTTAGCGGATAAATTAACAGGTGCAGACCAAGCTGGCAATTCCAAATACTATGGTACAGATAATACTGGTTCTGTTGGTTTTCATAATCTTCCTTTAAGTAACTCTAATGATTTAGATATATCAAACCTAAACCAAGGTGATATACCTTATTGGGATAGTACTGACAATGCTTTAAAAGCATCTGGTATACGTAAGATTGCTGAGCAAACTATTGCGGAGCCTTCAGGTTTTTATTTAGGGGATGTAAATATTTCTTCTGATGGTCACGGAATATTAATAAGTCCTCTAGATGACCCTAAAACGTATAAGGTACTTACGCAGGCCATTTCAGCCAATAAAGATGAGGCATTTATTAGAGCTTATGGTAATCCTCAAGAGAAAGTAATTCATTCTGATTATAGTTCTCAAGTTGAGAACCCTACGGTTTCCTTTAGTTCTGATAAAGATGCTACGATTGTATCAATGGACATCCGTTCCTCTGAGGTTATCAAAGAACTACTTATCAATTTCCGAAATGCTGATAATGAGAACATCTGGGCTGAGACCTTCTTCAACCTCGAAGCTGGTAGTAATACCCTCACTCTCGCTACACCTCCTGATGTACTTTCTGGTGAGGTAGTCACGTTGACTTTCTCTGGTAAGGACCATGCTGATAACCCTATTAAAATGGATGGTACTGGTTCAACCCCTTACCTAAAATTAAACCTTATGCAGTGGGTTGAGAAAAAGATTGCTACCGAAGAATATGTCAATTCTGGTGTTAACTCCATTGAAACCATTGTAGAGGATACTGACCGCAGGGTAGATAACTTAGATACTACTATGTCAGCACTATCACAAAGAGTAGGTGAGCTTCAGAGTTTCTTCGTGTTCCGTGGGAAGACTTTACCAGTATTCCCTAATATAGCACAGTCAGGTTACTTCAGTGTCCTTCACGACCTAACCAAAAATGAAGTTCTTTCATTACCTAACCAAGGTAGACATTATGATGGAGCTCTCTTCTTCCTAAAGAATGAAGATAAGACTCATACAGTCACCTTAATAGCCCCAACGGGACTTACAATTAATGGTGGGACATCTATCAATCTACCTCCCCAGAATACCTTATGGCTTGTCCATAATAATACTGATTGGGTGGTATTGATGTCAGGTTTTGTTCCTACATCTTATGATTCTTTTATTGCTGATATTAAGTCCCATGTCGCGAATGCTTCATTAGGAATTACAGTGGATGATGGAGTAAATAACTTTGGTGATATTGACTTACTTAAATTGAAAGGTATAACTGCTACCCGTCCTGATGGTGACTCTATTGATTCCGTAACATTAACCGCTGCAACCACTTGGGGAACCTTGGGTGATGCGTCAAGTAATGCAAAAGGTTCAATTGTATTAGCAGAACCTCCATTACAATCCTATGCTGACCCTGATGATGCTGATGCGGTTCGATTAAGATTACAGGAAGGTACGTTTGAGGCTATCCATGCTCCGGGATACTTAGCTTACCTTAATACTGATATAGTTATTATAGGTAAAACTCACACAGCTACATCACACGCTGATGGAGCTATTTACCCTACCGATATTGTTGTTGATAATGGTACATATATTGTCAAGGATATGAAAGCTAAGGCCATTGGTTTGCAAGAGGCTGACCAAGGTGACCCTAATGTTACTGGTGGTACTGACTACTTAGTAGCCTTCAGGATTGCATTGGAAGGTGAAGCACCTGCTGATGGTTTTGTTCAAATCTATTTGGCTGAGAAAGCTGAGTTTGGACAACCAGTGAAGTACCTAGAGGATTCCAATGGTCACCCATTAGTGGTACGTCGATACTACCATTTAGGTGACAAACTAGGCTCATTAGAAACTGTTGGTGTTGTTAATGCTAAGGGCTTGAAAGAGTTCACAATGCACGTTGTTGATTCCTTTGATAAGGATGATATTACCATCATGCCAAGAGATAGAGGTGTTTCAGGTGTTATGGTACAAGCCCTTCTACCTACCTCTAAATCTGGTCTAGCCTCCCTACAGTATGAAGTGGATACCGAGCAGAACATTGAGTTCACTCGTTATTACATGGGCAATGAGATGACCAACATTGATTGGCTATCTTCTTATGTAATGCCTCTTTCGGAAGGTACAGGTGGTGAAGGGGCTGACTTCCCTGATGGTCTTCATTTGAATAACATCTCGAACCTCATGGTAGGCTTCGTCGATGGTCGAATGGTGCTCAAAGATAACGGTTCCAACATGGTTGACTTTGTCTTCGGTAAGATTGAGGATGCAGTACCAACTTATGCTATGCGTGAGAAGGTATTGAGTGTGAAGCTTGCCCTAACAAACAAAGATGCCGCCTTTAGGGTTGCCTTGTTGCAATGGACAGGTAAACCTGATGAGTACACTCAGGAACTCTTCACTACACGTAGTGGTGGAGCACCTGCGTTCCAATCTGGTTGGTCCCTAGTGGATTCTCTATTCATCCCTAAAGATGTTGCCAATGAAGACCACGAGGTTACCCATGAGTTCACAGTACCTAAAACTGCTGTTAACTATGCTGTAGTAATCTATCCTGAGTCCGTACAGCAACCTACTGAATTGAAACTTAAAACGTTCAATGTAGGTGCAAAAGACCCATTCTACTTCTATCATATCCACCAATCACGTAAGCTTAATGAGTTACACTTGGAGTATGATAATGAGTTCTATGAGTCCGTTCAGGATGCTACAGGTCTATATTCACTACGTTACACACTTGGAGATGCCGCTGATGGTAATCCAGTTCCTTGTGGAACACATCGTAAAGGTAAAGCCGATATTACGTTAGACCCTATGGTGAATCAGATTCCCGGTTCTTCCGCTAGTGGTGGTGAAGGTGCATTAAAGTTTGGTAAAGATGGACAAGCAACGGTCAATACGTTACTTAACATCGCCTCTGAACAAGCTCAAGCCTCAAACCATCCTACGGAGTTTTGGTGGGTTACTGTGGCCTCTGATGGTACTATGAGTGAGATTCCAGACTCTAGAACAAGCTTCCCAATTAGTGGAAGCTCCTCTGGTATGTACTCAATGACTCCTTTCACTTTTGCTGTTAAAGCAGGTGATAGGATTGCTCTAAGAGCTAAGTCTGATATGCCAGATGGTGCTTACTTAATTTCTGTGGCTGATAAAGTTCCCCTTGTTGATGTTTCAATCAACTTTAAAGAACTCACGGAGCCCACAGAGGATGACCCGTTTGCCAATATTGACCTTCACCAGTTTGACCATATTTATACTAATAGCTTAACTGTAACTAAAGATGTTGGTAATGTAAGTTCTGTGACCTTCCCTATAACAATCGAAGACACAGACCACTTAGTAGTTTTAGGTGCTGTTAAGCAGTTGCCTAATAATTCAATCCGTCCTGTAAAGGCACTGGATTGGGACTATAACAATGAAGACCATACCTTGAAGGTTTCCTTCGGAGAAACTGTATTGATTGGTCGAGTAACATTAGGGATTTATCGTGATTAAACGTAATACTTATATACAAGAAGAAGAAAAGGTGGTGTGGAAAATCATACTACCGGAAGGTGCTTCTAAAGGGCGACCATTAGCTGCTTATGGAGGTGATGGAAACTCCAAAGAGATTGATAGTTGGGAATTCAAAGATGGTACTCTTCATGTGAACTTTGGGATTGACCCAATAGTAGGTGAGCTTGAATATGAGTACCAAATTGAAGGTGATGAACCAATTGTTGTGGATGGTGAGGGAGGTACTATCAATGTTTATGTAACACAACATAATAGTAGCAATTCTACAAGCTCCCAATAATAGAGTTGACGAACATAAAACGTAAAAAGATATTTGCTAATGTGGGTGATAACATTAGAATACTAGACAATGATGGTATAGATATGACTCATGGAGTCATACAGCAATATGACAAAATGGAAGGTACTGTTACCATCATTTCTGACATACCTTTAAATGGTTTTGCAATTATATATTAAGGAAAATATTATGACGCAACCAATCAATGTAACTTATCGTTTTCGTTCAGGTGCTAATTCTGATTTACCTGCTGTTGCAGCAAATGATTTAGTACCTCTACACCAACTTGAAGAAATGATTGCTGGTTCACTAAAAAGCCTAGAATCAGTTAAAGTAGCTTTCCATGAGAATCAAGTGGTGGCTACTGGCGGTTTCCTAACAGAAGACGGCTACACACTCGTCGCTGAAGACCGCTTCTTACTATCGGCGCAAACCGATGCTGCTGAGAATGGTATCTATGTTGTAGACGCTGATGGTAACTGGACACGTACAGCGGATGCAGATGAAGCTAGTGAACTAAAAGCACATACCTCTGTATTTATTCTTGAAGGTGACCATGCTGGTCGTAAATATGAGTTGCTAGCTGATGTAGCTACCGTAGGTGTAGATGCTCAATTGTGGAATACTGTGCCTATTCCTGCCGCAACTGCTCTAAATACCTCTCTAGATAGCTCTCAACTATACTTCTCTAATGCTGCTAATTTACAGTCAGTAATGACGGATATTGGTAATACTATGATGCAGAACCAAATTGATGCAGCAGCAAGTTACCAACGTACCACTCAATTGTTTGGCACAAATGCAAATAATCTAGGTGTATTCAATGGTACTCTATTCCCTGATGGCTCTAACGTACTTCAAGTACTTCAAGTAGCTGAATCTACGCTAGAGAGTCTAGCGGCTGAGCAAGCAAGTTCTAAATTTATTTCACCAGCCAATATCACAATTCCTAACCAGTTATGGACAACTGTAGCTCATAACCTAAGTTCATCTTTCCCATCAAGTGTTCAAATGTTTGATGCAGAAGATAACTATACGCACGCTACTCATGCATTCCGCTGGCGTCCAAAACGTGATGGTGAAGGACTAATTATTCCTGATGCTATCGAAATCTTCCAAGATTCTGGTGTAGACCGTCACGTTAAGGTTGTTGTTCAACGTTAATGTTAGGCTTAGCGTCTAAGGAGAGGTGCTATGTTCAACATGTTATGGATAACTAGCCTTATGTTGGTTCTTAGTCCCACGGTGGCACTAGCAACTACTATGGTGTTGTAATAAAAATAGGGGAACCATTGGTTCCCCTTCTTTGTTTAGATACTGTGAATACCCTTGTCCAACCACATTGTGAACTTACGCCAACCTGTCAAACTGTTATAGATACTACGTTTGGTATCCATCAATTCTTTATCACAGTTATTACTGTTGAACTGTTCTACAGATGTATAAGTCTCAAGCAAGTAGAACTTACCATCCTTAATAATCTGCACACCTAACGTTGGGTCGAACCAGTTACCCCACTGGTCTAAGCAGATGAAGTGACAAACAATACTGTCATATCCATCTTTCTCTACGATGAATCCACGACCTACTGCTACTACTTCTGGATTGTGTGCTAGATGCCATGCAGTATTCTGATGACACTTATGGTTATGTAGTGGAGGATGTATATCATTTACACGGTCTTTCACTGTGACAATACACTTACGAGGTGTGATAGCTATGATATGTTGACTGATGTTTTTCCACATACGTTTACGAAGTTTATCAAACATAAGAACTCCTAAATAAAATAAGGGACTCACGAAGAGTCCCTATTAATTACAAACGGACAATGCCTTTTGAGTAGCCGTGGTGAAGAATACCAACAACGATTTCGTGAATGATATTCTTACTTTGCTCATTTAGATGTGCATAAGCCGATGTCTTAGCTAGACCTTCGTTCATGAACTGAGTCAAGTGTGTCATTTCTTTATCAGAAATCTTACTTGGGTCAATCATTACTGGTTTAGCTTTGTTCACAAAACCAATGTCTTGCATTACCAACGCTACGTTGAAAGGTAGGTCGAACTTAGCTTTCAGAGCTGTCAGCATTGCTTCAAGCTTCTGACCAACATAGTTAAGCTGTTCAGCTTCAGAGCCACCAGTACATGAAGGACAATCACAAGACTTTTCTTCTTCTTCGTCTTGTTCTTCATCACGTACCGAAGCAATAGCGTTTAGTGCTTCTGCTTTTGGAACACCCATACGCATTAGTGCTTCAACAACAATGTTTTCAATAATCTCTTCTTCAGATTGCTCTGGTTCTTCTGTTGGTTCGTCTTCTTCGTCAGATAAGTCAATTAGTTCGACTTCAGCACCATCAAGTAGACTAGAAATCAACTCTTCAGGAAGACCTTTAGCACGAAGGATTGAACTAAGAAGTGCAGCATTGTCTTGTACTGGTTCTTCTTTAGCTGGAGCTGGTTCCAGCATTGCAGATGTAGCTTGTACTTTAGATGCTACCCATTGACCGTGTTTGCTATACACGCTTACTTGACCAGCTTCGTTTACACTGTAGAACATGCCAGTTTGACGATGACGGTGTGTAGTTCCAGCAGGGGCTTCTGACCAAGGGTTAATTTTAGCTACCATTAGATGGTTCCTTTTAATTTAAAATAGGGGAATAAGATTTAGCTTTTCGCTTTCGAACCAAGGTAACTCTACCAGTACCGGCTGTTAGTCTCTTGGTTTCTTGATTAAAGCGTTTAGCTAATTGATTCATGTTCGGGATTGTACTTGAACACATACAGTTCTGGTTTGGGTTGAACTGGGTTTGTAGAAGTTGCTGCATGATTGCTTTCCGATGGATTTTCAAAATTGATGTTACTTTTGATTCCGTAGTCCATTTCAAGAATCATCTGAGCATAATGTATCGCTTTCTTTAAATCTTCAGCACCATTCTTAGAACGATGTCTGGTGATATACTTGATAGCGTTTCCTTCAAAAAAGTTTAAGTTGTTAGCATGGATATACTCGATAGGTTGAATACCTATGTTGTAGTGAGTTCCACCATGTTGTTCATTTAAACTACTCATTATATTTAATCTCAGGAAGTTGACGTAACAGGTTAAGTTTAAAATTATAACCATAACCCTCGCTGTGTTTCCACACCAAGTCACGGAGTGACTGGCTAGGGTCTTTAGCAGCTTCTGTCATAACCTTATCAACAATCATTTGTTTACGGGCAGTACTATGTTTGAGAGGTAGATGTTTAATCTCTTTGCGTTCACGGAAAGTAAATAGAGAAGCCTGATAACCCATAGCTTTAGCCATGTTATATGCATCTGTCGTAGACATAGTACTCATATCAAGTTTCTTAATAGCAGCCACAATATCACTGAAGTAACATTTTGGTTCCGGTGACTTATGAATGTAGTAGTGTTTACTACATGAAGCTTTACAATAACCCATTTGATGGGATATCTCTGCCCAACCTAACTTGGATTCATCACGTAGTTTTACGATGGCTTCTACATCTTCTCGACGCATATATGTGACATTAATCATTCTGGTTCCTTAAAATAAAAAAGGGCTACCCGTAGGTAGCCCATTAATAGTTTACAGTGAAAGTTAGGCAGTCCGTTGCTTGAGTAACTGACGATACACTTGGATATCTGCCATATACTTTAATGCTTCTTTGGGATTGGTTTGGATGGTTTCCACCCAACTCTCAAAGCACCTTGCAATATTACTTTCATACCACTCTTTCATATACTGTCTCCTATTAAATTCGGAAAAAGTATATAGAAGAGAAGAAAGTTTGGGTACTGTGTATTTCTACACTGACGCCTGTACCCCTGCGACCACATCACCAATTAGGAGGAATCGGCTGTGATAGCTACTGTTATTGTGTGTCTCCAACGAATGACTAGGTTTATGCTGATTAATGGAGCCATGAATGACCATTAATCAAACCCTTCATCTCACACTTCCTTTGGCCGAGGCGGGGATTACCACAAACTACTTACAGGGGAATAATCGAAAACCTATAAGCAGCCAACCATTACTGGTTCTGTAGCTGGGACACCCTCTTTTATGTCGCCATACGTCGAGTAAGCCATGAGGAAACTTAACTTAACTAGCGACCTTCAGAACAGCAAGCTAGCGCTCACCTTTTAATTTGTACTGATGGATAAACTTGACCTGTTCATATCCATCTTTAGGCATCTCTGCCCGGATTTGTTCAACATACTGAAGACAAGTATCCAAGTCATACTCATGTATTACTGGTTCCATTTCAGGATGTTTAATAATTGTTTTCACACCACCACGGAATACTACCTCTATCCAGTTTTCAGTAGTGGGGTCTGCCAATAAATAATTCTTAGAAATACTTAGACAGTATTGTTCTCCGAATGTTGGCGCATACTGTGTAAGAGTATCTTTAGAAATAGATTCATTAATATTGGCGATGATTGTGACTTTTCCACGTGCGCAATCATATGCTTGGGAAATCGAACCAGTTTCATCAACTACATCCTCCGAAGCCATTGATTCAATTAAGTCTGCACATGCAGAGTTCAGTTCCGCTTTCGCGGGTAAACCAATAAGTAACAACAAGATAAATAGATATTTCATGAGATTGGTTCCCTTTCCAAAGCAGGGGCGATTAGCCCCAGCCATATTAGTTAATTGCTTCTGAAGTTTGTTCAGTAGTAGCAGCTTGTTCCATTTGCTTTTGAGCCATGAAGTTTTCGTATGATTGTTTGAAGTCATTTAGAATGAATTCAGGGTCATCGAACACACCTAGTGGGATAGAGCCACCAACAATACGCTCAAGAATAGTAGAAGCAAACAATGCTTGGTTAACTAGAACTTGGTCACCTTCTTGATGGTCTTGAGCAATCTTATTAAAGATTACTGTAGCACCTAGTAGAGTGATACGTTGCTCATCCGTAAGGTCAGTAGTTTCAGTTACTGTAACTACTTTTTGTTCTGCTTGTTCAGTCATAACTGTCCTTTAGATATAAAAAATGGGATTACCGAAGTAATCCCTAATAGACGAATGTAAGATTGTATAATCACATACAATAAAATTAGCACGGCAATGACATATAACTTTAATCACCAGTTGATTAATAGATACATGCTAGTCTTTCCCAGTGTCATCCTAACGGTAGCTTAACGTCCAACTTTCTTAGGAATTCCGGACGGGGTCTGTACTCAATGAACCAACACCTTGCGTAGTGCTCAGCGTCAGGTTGATAGCCTGATATTACTTGGTTCAATGAGTGTACGATAATACTCAGCGAGAATACTATCGGTAATGGCTACTCGGTTTCATATTGTGCGGCAAAATAAAACCCTAGTGGATATCTATCAATACATAATTATTGGGGGTAATTAATAATTAATAAACAAACAATATTAAGTAGCCATTACAAAAGAGGGACAATCCATGTCCATCACCTCTAGTAAGCACATTGCTCCAAGTCATGGATATAATCCATAATTCTTTGCGTACCTACAGGCAGTAAGAATATTTCATCACCTACTCTACGGTAGTCACTTCCGTTTACGAGTATCGGAGTCGTCACCTGACATTGATTCACTGCGCAACCCGTTAGGGTTGAACTTAGACTCAAAACTGTCAGCAGCAGAAGAAGAGTCCTTAAGACGGTTCTTTTCATACTTATCTTTCTCCGATAGTTTTAGGTGTTTAAGAATGAACGAGCCTATCTCGCCCAATACAGTTAGCCATTTCATTTCTTTGGTTTCGTATTAACTGAAAGTTTATCAAGTACTTTAATAAACACATTCAGCACAGAATCAACCTTGGCTAAGACTGCATCATCTTTCTTGGTTTCAGTTAGCGCAGCTACTGGTTTAAGTGCAGCTACAATTACTGAACACGAACCAATTACAACAAGTGCAATCTCTAACCAATGCATAATAGTTTCCATAATGTGTACTCCTCTGTTTGACACTCCATAATCATACATGATGAGAGGTGATGGTGGAACTGGCAGCGATTCTTTATAACCCGAAGGTCACCATCAATTGGAGAGTAACAGTACATGACATTATGAAAGGAATCTTATTATGAATAACTTGTATTCATAAAGAGACTCATAAAGGCCATAAAACTATGGCCTTTACTTTTGGCTTACTTACTGTTGTTAACAGTAACGCCATTTGATTTAGCACGAGCTTCTGCTTCTTGAACACGAGCATCACGTTCAGCAGTGATTGTTTCGCGTAGGTTTGTAACCTGCTCTTCCAAGAACTTAATCTTAGCACCCGCAGCTTCAACTTCAGCTTTAGCAGTAGCAGACGCAACATCATGCTGAGAAGTTAGTGCAGCAATTTCAACTTTATGCTCAGCTACTTTAGAAGCAACCGCAGCTTGTACAGCTTTCGCTACTTCAGCAGCATTGTCAGCGTTTGCTGTCTCAAGGTTACGTTCAAGAGTTGCAACAGCTTCATTAGTGATAGTAGCGTAACCACGCTTCTTCATCAGGTCAGCTAGCACTTTGTCTTCGTTTTCACGCACACGTAGGTCAAGGTCTACTTTAGCGTTACGAGCTGCAAGTTCAGTTTCTTGAGCAATTGAGTCAAGCTCACCTTGTTTCAGACCGATTTCGTCAATCATTGCTGGAACTGTAGCAGACATCTTTTCGATTTCAGCAGCAATCTTACTTAGAGATAGAACCGCTGTACCAAGAGCTTTAGTTGACTTATCAGTAGCTGTGATAGCTTTACGTACTTCAGACATTTTGTTTTTTCCTTTATGGTTTGATTTTCACATCAGCAACCGAAGGTTGCCAATTACAATTAAAAAAGGCTCTAGAACAGAGCCATTATCTTTTCCAATACAACAACCGAAGGTTGTTACTTAAAGTGCTTTTCATCTGGTAATTTCGAACCAGTCTTATGAACCACAATCGTATACTGTTGATTGCTTTTTTCATCTTCTACTCGGTAGCCTTTGTAGTTAGGCGCATCCGAATCAATGAAGTCATTGACTAGTACATCAATTGCCATCTGTAATTCTTGGTTATCGTTCACAGGATTCTCCCGTAGACTAACAATTGCAGCCAAGCACTGGCTGCATCTTTTTCAAGTCTCCAATCCAGATACAGCATTAGAATGCCTTAATGAATTGAAGATTGATTTCAAAGTTAGGGTTGCCCTGTGATTGGACAAACTCAACCAGTTTCTTAGCAGCTCGTTTGTAACCAAAAATCACTGATTTAGCTGAACCCTTGTTCACTTTGTGAATACCACTTTCGAGATAAATCACAATTGATACTGTCTGGTTAGCACCAAACTCTTTAACAAATGCTTCATGAGCATCCATTAAGTGAGTGGTTTTAGCAGTACCACCATCGCTGCGACCAGAGATAGTGAAGTGAACGTGTTGCATTTTCTTACTTACTTGGATTTCCATTGGTTTTCCTTAGTACTTCAAATTTAGCTACATGACATGCATGTAACATTGCAGAACTATACGCAATACCTATCCAAATAACTGCTGACCATTGCCAGCCAAAGTGCCACATAACCAATGCTTCTATTACACTAGTTACCAGCGCATAGTTGTAGTGATTATCTGTCATTGGTTCCTTACCGGCTTTAATCCAGCGAGCTACATGTATATGACGCATAGGGATATCAAATAGAGCCATGATACCCAAGCCAAATACAAGTGCGGATAGGAGTTTCTGAGAGTGTTCGTGAACTTCTACAGAGAATACTGTAGGGAACACTAGAGCTAGTGCAAGTAGTGGCCAAAGGATAAATACATCCAATGTCACATGCATTTTAAAAGGTGTAAATGTCATGTCATTTCCTTAGACAAAGTAAAAACCAAGACGAGTTAACTGACCACGTAATGGGGATTCATCATAGTAGTCGTAGTTATTCATCTTCTTGGTTTCATCCCAATCTAGATGCCACGTCTTAGCGAGCTTACGGTTGTAGGCTCTGTTGATATTTGCAGCCACTGCTATCCATACTGCCACACGGAACAATAGAGCTGTTACCATTGTGTAGTACAGGTAGTTAGTATCTACAAATACGAGTACTGATAGTGCTACAGCTAATTCAGTAAGCATATAAATCACTATTAGTAAGATTGCATTAAACCAATCACCACGTAGTACGCTAGGTAGTGGACCGAAAAAGAAGGTTGTCCATGAGAAACCAATAACTGATTCCTTATATTCTTTGAAAGGTGGGCAGTTCTCTACTTCACGTACTAGTTGAATTTTGATTGCCATTTGAAACTCCTTGGATATTATTAGGGTGTTCTAAACAAAAAGGTAAAATTATGAAAGTATGTATTTCAGTAGGACATTCGCCAGATGAGCAAGGAGCTTATAACGAAACATTCGGTATTACTGAGTTTTCATACAACACATCCCTTGGAAAGGGAGTAGTGGAAGAGTTGGAAAAACTAGGTCATGAAGTCGAACTAGTATTCCGTAAATCGTTAGCTGAGTTACCGGCACAGATTAATCGAACCAAGGCAGATGTAGCAGTAGAGCTTCATTGCAATGCATTCAATAAGTTGGTTTCTGGTTCAGAGACACTCCATTATCCGAAGAGTCGTAAAGGTATTAAGCTAGCTCAATATGTACAAGATGCTGTAGTGGAAACACTTGATATTCGTGACCGTGGTATTAAAGAATCAACACGTGAACTCATCCTACGTAAGACAGCTATGCCTTGTATCATTTTAGAGCCGGGTTTCATAGACAATGATGTGGATATGATGATTATGATTGATAAGCAGCAAGAGTTAGCTAAAGCTATTGCTCAAGGTATTCATAACTATAGTTTAAGTAGGTAGTCTCCATCCTTTATGGGATTTACGTTTACCTAGAGAAACCATATTTATTCATGTTTATTCAATCTCCCGTTAGTATATCTACCTCATTATTACTAAAGTAATAACATGGCTCATTGTTGATTAGCACTGAGCCTTTTTCATACCAACTGTCATCGTCGTACAGAAAGCTGAAACCATCTCTTAATAAGAATTTAAGTGGTATAGCTATATGACCTTGGTTTCGGTAACCAGTACTTACTTTTGGTTTAGCTCCGAATGTACCTAAGAAGGTATGTCTAGCATCACTTAGTTTTTCTAAGTCAATTCTGACTAATAGCCTCTGATAAGTTTGCATCGTTCAATACCTCGCAGTATCTCAGTAGATGAAATGCCGAGACTATCTAGCTCCGGTAGACTTGTAGGCATAATGTTTGTTGGTTCCATTGTAGTGTTCACAATAGAGAATGGGACTAGATAACCAGAAATTTTGGTATAAAAAGTAACTGTCCCGTGAGCATAATTGTGCTCTACTTTATCAATAAATTTTTGAAGGTTGTGTATTGTTATTTTCATTTGTTCTCCTAGACTATCTATCTCCCACATAGTTAGTTTTAATTAATATTCATTCCGGCATCCGGAGGATGCGAGTTAGTACACCACTCTTTACATCTCGATACTGAAGTGCAGAGAGGTAAGTAGCTACTACTCTCATCGCCGTAATGTCCTTATCTTTTCATCTAGTTCTTCATCCAACTTTGTAATAATATTACTAGTCTCTTTATGCATACCTTTCAAATATTGATTAATAATATTAAAATGAATTACACGAATATCCTTTTCAAATTTATCCCCCATTACTATTTCAGAAGGTATACCATCAAGTAGCATACTTAAGCAGTTTAACCACATATACTTATGCCCTTCTCGGGTATAAAAACATAAAACTGTTAATGGTTGATAATTCTTAGTAATTGGATTAAATACAAGCATTTCTTTTGTATAACGTACATAGAAGAAAGAATTATTTGGTATTACTACGCTATAATCATTAAAACATTTTGCAGATACCATCACTGTACCTTTATGGATATTATTTAGTAACTCATCGCGCGCATTCACTAAGATAGTTTGCATCTTGTTACTACCCCCTTTATCTGGGTGATACATTGTAGATAAGCGCTTAAATTGGGTTTTTATCTTAGCTGTATCGGTATTGATAGGGTCCAAGCCTAGCCATTCATAAGCAGTTAGTGTATTAAGGTTGCTAGGATTTCTTTTATTTTCTAATCCGGCAATAAGAATATCTTTTTCATTAATCCTATTTTCTTGCTCACGTATTATCTTTTCTAATACATTAATCCCTATGGTCAACTCCTCAATTTTATTAATATTTTTTGCTATATCCTTATGTAATGTAATATTTCCTATGAAATACCCAAAAAATAGTAGTAATACTACTAGTCCCATATCACCCCCAAAACCTAGTGTAATACCTATAAAAATTATAAAAAATATTACAAACACATATACATATTTCATACTTATACTCCAAAAAATAAAGACACTCCGAAGAGTGCCTTAGTTAGTTAACAGATAGCGTAGTTGCTACCTCTGATTGCTTCTGCTAGTGCCATACCGTCACCTTCTTTCTGATAAACCAGATTAGGGTTATGGTACAACTCACGTAGAATGTCTTGAATCATGTTGGATTCAGCCATTTGAGCAAGTATATCAGTATAGTATCTACGCATTTGGTTACAGTAAGGAGCCATAGTTTTGAACTCATCATGTACCGACTTCATAGGTGCAGATGGGTTCTCTAATACTGACTCACATACTTCTGCCAATAGACCTAGCGTATTGTCGTCATAGTCCTGTTTACCCGACAGCAATGCATCAACCTCAAAGATAGATACCATCTTGTCACGATTGGTTACACGACAACCACGAGTTACATCAAGAGTCTTAAGTAGACGATGTTTGTTATGGTTCATACGGCCACCCATTTCACGTACAACGAATCCATCACATGAGTGAGTAACGTTAGCTACAAGTGATACATCTTTATCGTTTGGTTCATTTACTTCCATACGGTGAGTGAATGTAGAAGCTTTACCTGAAGCATTCTTCAGTTCTTCTAGTTCCACAGTACGGTCTTTAGTAACCATCACACGAGTAAATGCAGTATGACCATCAGGTAGAGTCCATTTGTACTCTGTAGCTGTATCACGTTTCATTGCACCAAATATATCATCCATGAGTGCATTAGCTCCCGGAGCCATATCATTTACAGCGCTATAGAACGCTAGTAGCTCAACTGTATTATCCCCAAATACTTTCTTTGGTTCGGCTTTAGAGAAATAAAAATGTGTCATACACTTATGTTCAAATTAGATTCGTTACATCTAATCCCGTTTATAGTTTCTCTACCTACAAACTGCTCATACTTTCATATGAGGTCGGACTATATCATCATCTCTAGTCAGAGATGCTACGCACTTCGGTTCACTTGAACCTACTCTACTCGCTTCTTCACCTTTCGGTTATGCTTTCGATAGTCTCTGCACCTTTTGACATAACTCAATAAACTCTTGTTGGGGCATTTCACCTTTAGCTCGGTTAGTTGCCCATGAAAGCCATTGAACATTACCTTTGATGTACCCTTTGCTAGGTTCGATTTTATCTATGGATAAGACATTCAAATCGTTCTTAGTAAGTGATAAATCAACACCTGATAATGCACATTTACCTTCTTGTTGTTTAAAGAGTTGATACATGTAATCGGTATCCAAATCAAATAAGTTTACACAGGCCGGATTAGCCCTACGTATTCTACCCTTACAATCAGATATTCTACTGCGTATTGCAGATAGCAATAGTTTATCTTCTTTAGGGTAACTACTTAATTTACCTGATGCTTTGTAATTAGGATTATTCTTTCGCCACTCTCTTGCTTTAGCATTTCTGCATTCTTTACAGTATGAGTAGATTCCAGAACTTCCTTTTGAACTTCTAAATTGATTATGAGTAATCTTAGGAAATTCAGATACAGGCTTGATTTGATTACATTTGTTACACTGTGAAGTTTCCATAAAAGTTTCCTTTGCACATTTTTATGCAAGTATTACTTTTACAATTCTTCTTGTCAACTTGGCTCATGATTGCCCTCGGCTTAACGTTAGGGGTTCCCATGAATTCACGTAGTTATTCGATATGCATCGCTGCATAAAGCCTCAATGTTCTAAGGGTTGCTTTAGGTCTTTACGAGTGTATTGACCTGCTTTTGGAGTACCAGTAAGGATAATCTGCTTATCTTCTGGTAAGTAGAAGTTCATAGTATCACCACACGCTGTATATGCATCACAACGTTTATTAGGGTCAACTAGACCTACATGGCTAGCAGTAACCATACAGCCAGATAGTACAGATAGAATCTGTAGGCCAGATGCAGTTGCATCTAAACCAATTGGCATATTAGTAGTACGCTGACCATTAAGGATACGTTCAAGTTCAAGTACACCACGTAGATACTGTGCTTTGTCATCTGCTTGACCTGCTAGTTTACGTAGTTGTTTACCGTTTTGCTTAACCCACTCTATTCTGTCTTCGAACAGTAGTTTGTCTTTACCGAAAGAGTTAGCAATGTGAATACAGATGTATTCGATTGGTGTAAAAGTTTTCATAGTATTTCTCGCTGAGTTTTAGTTAATGTTTGTTATTATTTGGTTCAAGTGAATAACGCCACTTAAATCCACCACAAGTCTTAGTTTTGCCTGCACACACCGATTGAATTGTACCAATGTGCAAATTATTATTGTCTCTTGAAGCTGCTGATATAGAGTGATAGCGTTTAATCATTTCGCCATCTAACGTCAATTTATCTACTGCTGTCATTAGACCTTTGGTTGACTTACCTTCTTTACGATGCTGCTCATAATTATCTCTATTGGTTTGGAAAGTCACTAATTGGATTCCCGATAAGGTATAAGGAGCATAATCATCTAGACGGTCTACAGAAGGTTTAAGTTCTTTTTTAAAGCCTGATGCTACCCAAATAGAATACATTTCATGGAATTTAGGTTGGTCATATAACCATTGTTTAAGTTCCTGTTCTGTATAATCAGGTAGTGTATAGCCCCGCTTTTTAGAACTAGCTCGTTGCCTAAGATACATTTGTTTCACTGTGCCTTCTTTAGAATGCCTACGAGCTGTAATACATCCCTTGCATTCTGCCCGCACACCATAAACACCTTTAGGATATTTATGATAGTGGGTGAGTTCTTTATACTCACCACACTTAGAACAGGTCTTTAGAAGTATTGTTTCCAATCTTCAATATCCTCATTAATGTCAGCCGCCTCTGCGTAATTTACCATAGCTTTACGGTAGCTGTTACCCTGAGAGTTGATGTGATAACCACGGGTATATGTTCTGCCTCGTCCACACCAAAAGTGAGTCTCATAGAACTCATTACCAGCACGAATGATATCTAAACATACATCGTAGGTTTCTAGGCGTAGCTTATCGAAAGCTTTACGTCGTTTATCAATCTCCATTTCTGTTTCTGTATCAGTCTCTAACTCATCTTCAACCATACGTAAGAACTCATGGTCTAGTGATAATGGAATAGAGTTAAAGTTATTGATTGATGCAAGGTTAACTGGATAGTTGTGCTGGTGTTTACCTTTCAGTATTGCGAACTGTTGCTTAGTTAAGTAACCGGATTCACGAGTAGACTTTACTGGTTCAGGTACACATACCATTGGTGGTGTGAACTTACTCATTTCAATATACTTAGCAGTATCACCACCAATTGAGTACTTATTACTAATTAGTACTGTATTGGTTTCACTGATAAATGCTGGAGCCATATCGATGATGTCACAAGCAGCTAAATGGAATAGCAATTCTGCTGCACGTTTGATTTTGATTCGGTAGTCTTCCCATGGCATAAAGCCAGCTACTAAACCAACTGCACTTGTGATTTCCATACGATAGCTCTGAGTCAGAACCATACTCATAATATCAACCAACAAGTCTTTGATACTGAACTCTTCATCTAGCAATACAGCTAGTGATTCCTTCTTGGATTCATAGTGGTCTTCTTGACACCATTTCTCCACTTGTAGCGCACATATATGGAGCTTATCCATAAGTTCCTGACACTCTTGAATATCATCAAGGATATATTTACGGATGTTTGATTTGGAGTACTTGGTTTCCATCATCATTTGGTAATCACGTGGTAACATTCTAGTGGTCATTGGTTTGTCCTATATTTTGCTTAAGGTAGTTAAGGTTATGTCTTTAGTGACACGTTCAAACTTACTTTGGTCATTTATTGTGGGACCATATACGGTCACCCAATCTGATGTACCATCTCGTAGAAATTCTACGTAAAAACCTGCATCCATACAGTCTGAGGTAACTCCTCCACATTCGAACCAGACAGTAGGTATTTCGTCTTGTTCGTGATATGTTTTACAAAGTTTCATACACGCCTCAATAAAAATAGGGGAGCACAAGGCTCCCCATTTAGTTGATTAAGCAGTAGCGGCGTTCTCTGCAAGTACCACGAACTCATCTGGTTCGTATGCAATTGCGAAGTCCAAGCGCTTAGGTAGCACAACCAATAGGTGACCTTCATCTGTAACCAGACGGTTAGTAGATGGGACTGTCAGCATTGTTTTGTCTTTCAGTTCTTCTGCTGCGTCGAACTCAGTAAACATTGCATCTAGTTCTTCTGCACTGTTCTTTGGTTTAACACGGATAAGTACTTTTGTAGCTTCGTTTGTATCGGACATGTCGATTTCCTATTTTGTTTCAATGATTTGTTTTACTGTTGCTTCTACTACTTGCGCATTTTTAGTAGCATTAGCGATTTTTGCTACCACCAGAATTGGTGGAACATTATTGGCTATGTCATCCATAACCTCATCTTCGATAGTGTTGTAGGCTATCTGAGCCACCATTAAAGATTCTGTAGACATTTTGATGCAACCTGTCTCTGGAATCAGATGGTTCAACACGTAGTCAGTCGCATAAGGCAACTGTTGTAGATATTCGTTTGATACTGCCATTTCACTCTCTCCAAAAAGTGAGGCCAACCCTTTCGGATTGGCCTTGGTATTACAATTCGATTTCTTTTGTGACGTTGTGCTTCACAGTACCGATGATTTCAAATTCAGTACCATCTTCTTTGTTCAACATTGCACGATGAACATCGTTAGTTGATTCAAGAGGAATGTAACACTTCACTGAGTGGTAGTTACCGTCTTTAGCTTTGACGACTAGGTTTAGCCAACCTTCAGCTTTCTTAGTTTCTTTAGCGTTAGTTGCAGGTGCTTGAGTTTCAGTTTGAATGCCCATAATTGAGTCTCCTAATAAATTAAATTAAAGTTTGGATTATTCCAAGGATGGACCGGAGGTCCAAAATGAACTATCAGAGTGCTCCGGAGGTTGAGTGACCGAAGAATTTTTTGTGATATATGTCACATTTCTCTGCTAAGTAGTAATTCACCTTCCACTATTGATTTTAGGTGAGCAGTAACAAAGTGACTAGTAGGGTTCGCTAGTATTGGAGCATCTAACCAAGTCCAATGCAGAATTGAATGATATATAAATGACACTTCACCATCTTCTAAGGTATGGGTGTCATAACAACGAGTAAGTATTAATCGCATCGGGTTAACTCCCTTACGAGTATTAACTCGTCTTCTAAAATTTCCCGTATGTGTTCTGTAATGTCATCCATGTGTGCTTTACACATTGGAACATCTTTCCAAGTCCAGTACACAACAGAGGTAAACACAAAAGATACCTCATTATTCGGAAGAGATTCTGGTCCATAACAGTTGGTAAGTACTAATCGCATTAGTTCAGTTCCCTAACAGGTAAGACACTTCTGGCTGTAATATCATGGTCTAAGTAAGCTGTATGATTATGTGCCATTGCTAACGGCTTGTGATTAGACCTAAACATTTCACAATAGTTGTGCTCAAACCAGATTGCACCTAACTTAGTTTGATAGTCCCGAGTTGAATAAGTGACTAACAGTCTCATTGGTTCACCCAACTAGCCGAAGGCTAGTCCCTTAAAGTTGCTTCACCATATATAATTACTTCACAGCTTCCACGTGTAACTTTGATGTCCTTCCGTTCTACGCCTTGTTCAATGTATCTGGCGATACATTGCCCTTCAGCGTGAACTACGGCCATCTCAGCTTTCACCGCTTTAACGAATACTACTGATGCAGCAGCAAGTAATAGAGCTAGGATTGTAGTTATTACGTATCTCATGATTGGTTCCTTAGATAGTTGTTCCACGTGTGATGCGGAGCATCCTGCCATACTTAATATCACGGGCTATAAAATCACGACTAAGGGACAAGTTAGCAATCCCATAGCTCCCATACATCTTTTCGAGGGTGTATGGCATATCATAGGTAAATATAGGGTAAACCTTACCCTGCCGTTCATATAGCGTATGGTTATAAGTAGCCAGCAGCATCATAAGAACATACTCAGTTTTTTGGTTCTGTCCTTTGAAGGTACTAAGTTACCTGACTCAACAGCTACTAAGAATCTAGGTACACTTATATCTACATATTCATGTAGTACATTGGTTCTAGCTCGATACACAGTATCTTTATATCGGAATGCAGCGTTAAACAGCCTCACCGCTTCTGGGTTGGCATATGTGCTTATTACTCTCATATTGTAGTCTCCTTACGGTCTTCACATGACCACGTAATTGTTTGTTATGTAATGTCTCATCGGACATAGATGAATGATGCATCCCATATATACCGATGTAAAATATACCTATATCAGCAGATATGTAATGTCCCCACTGATATTTAATCTTGAATACGCTGTACAATTTCATTGGTTTCCTTACTGAAGTAAACCCATACACCCCTAGAGAAACGGTTAGCAGTATCTTCTGATGTTAACCAAGTAATATGTCGTAAATTACTTCTAACCCCATATAAATAATATTTATATCGATACCTAAATAATGAACCACCATTATGTAACGTATGCTTGGAACCAAATGTTCTAATGAGTCTCATTGCACTCTCTCCGCATACCATCGTTTAAGTTTAAGTAACCATGTATCATGCCTAGGATTAACTGGTTTAGACTTATTGTATCCACCGTTGTAACCATAACTATTACCCGTATGTTCCATTAGTTCACTCATTACTGGTAGGTAACAGTAGTTATTACTTCTCCCAAATAATTCAGGTATAACACCTACCAACATATGCCTGTATACAGTTACATGTGATTGAGGGAAACATAGATACTCAGGGAACTTACGCATTACTAGTAGCTGCATATCTCTCCACCCTTATCCATGTATCTTTGGCTACCCGTTTGCGAAACTCATCTACAGTCCAATAAGCTTTCTTAGTAGTACAATTAGAATAGGTATGTATATAAACATCTATTCCATACTCAAATACCATTCCACCTTTATAGCCTGAGTAGGGACTACAATATGTGTAACTTATTTTCACATCGCACTCCTTAGATGTAATGCTTCACCATCTATAAAGGTAATCAATGCTTCTTCACAGGTACTATGAACAACAGTAGTTATACCTCTAGCCGTTATTTGTCTCATAGTGAACATACGTATATTTGGGTAGCACAAAGAGCCAATACCATATGAGTATTGTTCTACTTCATCGTAGTACTCTTCATCCCATGACTGTATTCGTACTAGTCGCATACACGTACACCTCGCTTCCACATCTTCTTAGCACCATCCATGTAGCTTAAAGGTATCTTTCCAAATACTCTGTTAAATGGTGGGTCAATGTCATGCATGTATCCACTAGCTTTGTAGCCAGTTGGTTTGTACTTATACATGGTCAATCGTTCGTTATATCTATAGCCAGTTATTAGTCTCATGATTAAATTTTATCCAATTTGATTAAAAATTAAACTAACTTAAACCATAGAAATACACTCAAATATACTAGTTAGGTACTAGACTACATATAGAGTTTTTTACTGTTTTGGTTCGAGTTAGCTTCTAGAAAGGTATTTGCGTGTTCTATGTATTTTGTATGGTCTACCACCCATTCTGCGCTTAAGACCAACTATACTATTGAGGTAAACACCCTCATTTCTATAGTTAAGTTTAGGTCTTCCGTGAATGTCATCTTCCCATACAAATGTTGATATTAATTGCATTTAGATAACCTCCGGTATTTACCGGTACGTAGCCATGGTAAGAAGTGATTGATAGGTACTTTGGATTCCTTAATACCCTTATCTGGAATGCACTTGAATACCTGTACGTTGGTTACAAATGCTATACCATTTGTAAATTGAACACGTTCATACGTCTCTAGTAACTGCAATGTGCTTACCCTCCATTATTCTTTCGTAGAATGATGCAGCATTATAAAAAGAAGGTTTTAAACGCTTAGAACGTTTAGTACTTTGTATATATGTCCGGTCACCAAACACATATCTACGTTGATGACTATGTGTGAGATTAGCTGGTTTGTAGCCCTGTAGTAGCTTCATAGAGCCTCCAAAAGAAAAAGAGCATCCAAATGGATGCTCAATTGATTAGTTAGAATGCTTTCGCTTATAAGGACATTGGTTCATTTCTTTCTTTGGTTCACGCTGTCCACCTAATGCGTTAGCTTGTCGTAGTGCTCGTTCTACCTTCTTAGAAATCATGTTTATTTTCCTTTGGTTGTGTTTCTTTGATTGCTGCTATTTGACCTTTCTGGAATGCTCTGCCAGCCATGTAGAATGGGAATGTGATTATTGATATCAGTACTCCAAGTATCAGGACTATTACTGCAAATACAAATTTAGCCCAATAACCTAGTACATCGTGAAATACCCATAATAACCCAAGTACAGCAAGCAATGAGGCAATATTTCTGTAGTTGTAAGGTAGTACTTCTTGACAGATAATTACAGCTAGAAAGCTTAAGATAAGTAATGCTAGAGTTCTCATTTTAGATACTCCTTACTCATGATTGTTGTTAAGCGGTTATATGCATCTTCATCAAGTATGATGGTTTCAACATATTCAATTAGTGTAGATTGCTTGGCTTCTCCCACATATTGTTTATGTGTTAGGCCTTTCTGTACTGCTGTTCTGGCTTGTTGAATAGCTTCAGTAAACATAAGATTTTCTCCAATAATTTATTTCCACGAGTATTGCGGAGCAATACACTAAATATATTTAAAGCCTTTAGGTATTCTTACTTTACCTCTGTTCCAGTTTCTAGTTGGTTTAGATGCATATATCTCTATATGTTTCTTAGTCATTTCCCTATCAGCAAAGTCAACATCAATAGTGAACTGTTTAAACTTATACTGGAAGTGTAATACATAGTTCTCTGGTTTATACGCTGCACCAAATATAGGCATAAGTAACATATTATCCCCTATGAGTATTTCACAAAGCTACCATCTGAGTTATTCCACCAGACACTAGACTCAGTTATAAATTCTAAGAATCCCCAATGATTAGATTTAATTCTATATAGTTTCATTTAGTTACTCTCTTATAATTCTTCCAATTGGCACTACCCCAATGTTGTAAACCTAATCTACCTATCATGTAATTCATAGGTTCAAGTTTAATAACACGCACAGTACCAGCAGGTGTGAAATATACTTCTAGTAGTTTCATCTTAGTTTCCTTTTATATTCACCACACTGCACGCATGATTGAAAATAAGACACAGCATGATTATCACCTGTGTGATATACAAAACCTTCTGCATCTTCTCCAAAGTAAAAATTAGCTAGGTTATTAGCATCTACTAGTACTCGTAGTGATGCTGGATTATGAATTATGTAATATGTCTTTAATAGGCGCATAATGTTCATCATCCTTTAATAGTTTATTAATTGTAGGAGTACTAACGAATAATTTTGTATTACTGTTATGACATAAGCCATAACCTTTACCTTTGTAATCCCAATGTACACAAGCATTTGGTTTATGTAGTTTGTCGTAACTACTTAGGTATGTTGTAACTACTATCATTGATTTGGCCTCTGTTTGATAACTATTCCACCAGCTTCAATACCCGTGTGTAACCAGCTATACCATAGAGGTTCACCTACACGTGACTCTGCTAAAGGACAAGGAGTAGCACGTCTATTAGAATCTGTATTCTTCATACAATATTCCATGTCACCATATTTAATCCATATAAGTGCATATGAAGCACTATCGTATGTATTAAGTAATATCATTTGGTTCCCTCTGTTTGACTGTTAATATTCCAGTATTTACCCAATTATTCCAAGTAACCTTACAGCTTTCATAATAACTAAGTTGGTATTTAGAATAATGAGGGTAATTCTTAGGATTTGGGAAGTTGTAACTTCTATCTTGGTAGCTTAGCCATATATAAGTCTTAGCACCACTATCATAGTTATGTATTAATTCCATTGGTTCTCCTAGGTGTTGGTATTATTTCTTTGTTGTATATCCATGTAGCTACATCAGGTGCTAACTCTGGATAGTGATACATACACTTATTTTGTATAAATACAGAATCATAAGTTTTATATGAGAACCAATACTCATCTGCATCTGTATGTTTTAGTTCGTAATATGTTTGAATGAGTAGCATCACCATATTCCTTTCAATGGATGAAAGAGATAAAAACTTACATAAAACTTATCAGAAGATTTATAAGTATCTGAGATTATCTCGTAGTTATCGTATTTATTACGTTTGAGTTTAAATAGTGTCATCACCATATCCCGTTATCTGGATGGTATAAGTAATAACCGACATAACCATTATTCTCGTAGTAATAGATATCAGAGACTAACTCATAGTTATTGCGTCTATTCTTTCTGAGTTTAATTAGTGTCATTACCACACCCCATATACATAGTTAAAGCAGTAGACTTCATCGTTATATTCCCATGACCATGTACCATGTGAATCAAGTGTTCTGAGTATTAGCATTACCACATTCCTAGTCTTGTACATTGACAGTAAGCATTCGAGTTATAACGAAATCTATATATGTCATCAAAATGTGGTATTAGTTTTACTTTGCATAATTTCATGTGTACCCCTGAAAAGAAAAAAGACTACCGAAGTAGTCTTAATTGAATTGTTCTATGTAGCACTTAAATGCGGGTACATATAGTTGTTTGATTATCTTGCTGTCATCATGTGTCTCTACTGCATCACGTAAGATGTACACAGTAGATGTAGTACTTAGTCCTGCTATTTCATTTGTGAAGTACACTTTGATTCCTGTATCCCAATGACATGCAACACCATATTTATATGTCTTAGCTTGTGCTAGTGGTGATAATAGAAGTAGTAGTATTAATATGTGTTTCATGAGTTTGCTCCTGTTAGTTCCATATCCCATATTGGTTCAATGATTGGTTGGATACTGTTGTAAGTAAAGTATTGAGATAGATAGTCAATGTACATGCACATACTCCAACCATCAGCTATGCACTGTTTAAGTTCTTCGAGCATAGGTTGACCATCTGGATGAGAGTTAGAGTAAGTTTTAGCTGTATCAAATATTTCATCAGTTAAGTGTGTCATAAGTAATCTCCTGTTATCTATTCCTATTACGGAGTAATGGATAACCTTTAGGTTATCTATAGTTTTACAACAGATTGACTTAGCTTATCGAAACCACAAACTATACTCACAATTAACCTGCTTTTACCTCTAGTTCTATCTATCTCCTATATAGAGTTAAAGTAATTGCTTACGGTAAGAGTTATGCACATAGTACCCATTTAGATAACTAAGCTCATACTTAACCTCAGCTATTCTAGGTGTATGTATTAGTTGCATTACATCTCCAAGTTTATTAGTTCGTTAAACTATCCGAAGGATAGTGATTAGTTAAACTTAAACTAAGAGTAACTATCTAGTGTGTTGTGTCTGTGTAATGTGTAAAAGAGTAAAGCCACCCGAAGGTGACTTATAGTTCGATGTCCTTTTTGCGTAGGTCTTCTTTAAGTTTCTTAATCTTATCAGCGTTAAGTAGCTTCTCTTCCATACGGAATGTATTAGATGCATCTTCCACTACGTGAGATACATTCTTAGCTGATGCTGATAGTAGACCGATGCATTCAAGTAGAGTAGTGAACACGTTGAATAGAGTAGACATAGTTAGAGTTAGTGCTGCTAGTAGTTCTTTCATGTGAGAATCCTCGTTGATTAGTGATGTGGTTGGATATCCGTGAGTTATGCGGAGCATCTGTACGTATAGCTGAGTAGAGAAAGATGGGGGGGTATGTTCTATTTATTCGCTCAAAACCTGTAAGTACTGCATGTCTACTAAAATTAGATATTTCCCTAATGGGCCGACTATCTTAGTTTAATGGTTCTTACGTAGTAAGTGTTAAAGTTACTCATAGATGCATACCCTTCTTCAAAGTCCATAAATACTATTACATCCATATAGATAAACTTAATAGTTGTACTCTTATACTTAGATGTTACTGCCGGTACTACTTGCATAATCTACTACTACTCTCATACTATTTATCCGCATAGTGTACGTATTTCCTACTTCCCCAAAGCGAGTTAGTCCTTTATCTTGGTTCAGTCCTCTCACAACTACCGGATAGGTAGATGTCTTAATTAGTCTCATATATAAAAGCTACCCTTATGTTTATACTTTTACTTGGTTCGATAACTACATCTAACTGTGCAGCAGTACGTGCCATCTCTAAACCATCCTCATACACAGTAAACCCTTGGTACTGCATCATAGTAGTTTTAATTAGCTTCATAGATAACTTCTACTCTTGTGTGTTTAGTCCATGTCACATATGTATTGGTATACAGACTGTACTTACATAGTCTTACTGGTCTGTATTCACGGGCGGTATCTGTGTGTACGTTTGTTTTAATTAGTTTCATAGTCTATATGGAATGCTCTTGAGTTATGGATAAGTACAAACCTGTTACGGTAACTAGTGTGATGTCTTAACTTGTTACGTGGAGTCGCAATACCCATAGGCTTAGTGTTAAGTAGTTTCATAGTTGAATCCAAGGTAAGTGTTAGGTGTCCATAACTGGAACATGTGATAGTCATCATGGTTAGGACTAGTTCTGAAGTGTTGCTCTAGTGGACAAGGGTCATAGGCATCAACAAGTCTATGAACTTCTTGGAATATCTTTATTAGTTTCATACCTTATATAAACTCTCTTACAGTTATATCTAGCTGTATAGTTGAATACCATATCTGCAACTGGTTTTAGAGGTACAGTTACATCGAAATCCGATTTAAAGTTAATGGTTTCTATTAGGTTCATATTTGAATCTAATCCTCCCTTGTCTACCTAAGTACAGGACATAATCTGTAGTTATTCTTGTGTGCTGTCTTAGTGGTGAATGTGCTTCAAATCTATCCTTTAAATCTAGATGTATTGTGATTAGGGTCATAGTAGATTTGGCTCCATTTATTGTTATGTATAAATGCATATTCATGGTTAAAGTACTTATGGGGTCTTAAGATGTTAGACCTATAACAGTCACCTTTAAGATTAAGTTTAATTAATCGCACGTATCACCACCCTTTGTACTAGTCCGGGAGTTTCACGAACATCTAAACAGTAACCACCTATTACATGTGGTGTGATACATTTGAAGTGTAATGGTAGGGTAGAATTGTAAGAGTTAATTACTGTTCTTCTTAATTCCATAGTAGAATAATACTCTCTTATGGTTGATACGTAGGGAGAACTCAGGACGATTCATCATAAATCTATTCAATGGTTCGGTGTAAGGGTTCGTAGCCCTTCGCATAATTGTTTCAATCAGCTTCATAGTAAATTAGGTATAATTTGTAGGGTGTATAGAAACAGTGGGTACATTCATCATCTAAGGTGTATGTAAAGCCTCGATGACTGAATTCCATTGCTGAGTTGAGTGCTAGCTCATAATCAACTTCAGTTTTAACTAACTTCATATATAAACTCTAATCCTTCCGTTAATGTCCAACGAACATAGCTACTATCCCATCTAATTAGATTTACTGGTATAAACTCTTGGTTAGGTTTAGCTGTATACGTATCTGTTCTTATTAGTTGCATAAGGTATTAATTCCTCACTAGCTACTTCTTCATGGAACCATTCAGCTATAGAACATCTCTTTCTAACTGTTCCTTCTAGCAAGTAGAATTCGCTTTCAGCAAACTCCCACATAAGGGAACCATCTGAAGCTTCAGGGTCGAAGTATGTTTTACTTAGGCGCATTGGTTCTCCTCGTAGGAATGTAGACTGCATCATAGTAGAGTGCACCCCAATTGGCATTTGCATGGCGATATATCTGACGTATCTCAAGAGAGATTTCTAGTACTGCAAATTGTTTAGGTAGGTATTGAAAGGCAATGTAGTTAGATTGGTTTATGTGGGTTCTTGTTTGGGTTAAGTGCATCCGTGTATATCTCTGGTCTATTAAGGCATTGTTCAATCCAACCGGCTACATGAGGTCTATGTGTATAGTTTACTTTCCTCATTGAAACCTTATAGTCGAATACAGCATCTGGTTTTATCTGACAGACATATACATCATGTTGATGATGAACACGCATTCTATATATCTTCATGGTTTCTCCATTGGTGTTAGTCGGTACATAGTTCTTAACTTGTAGAAGCCTAAACTGGAACATCCAGCTACTTCTAAGCCTGCACCATATTCTGTATAGATTATGTCTTTATATGGGAAGTACCAAGATGTATCAGACTCTTGGTAGTTTTGTATTAAGGTCATAAGTAAATATCCAATCTGCTGTGGTAGTCCCCAGCATGTAATAGTATTGACTAGGGCAAGCTACCAAACCAATCGCATTCAATGGTCTAAATGGTATTCCCTTTGCTGTTTGTATTAAGGTCATATGGTTTCCAGTATTTATCCCAAGTTGTACCGCACTTATTACCTACACGCTTAATGCGGTCATAGTTAAAGTACACTTGCTCACGGTAGATAATAGCTGTGTAAGGGTAACTACTATTCCTGTTTGCACTGGTTTGTATATAGCTAGTTAATAGGTGCATTGTCTGACCTCTCTATTGGAGTTAATTCAAAGAAATCCTCAGCCCAACTCCAGTCATCACTGCGGAATGCAGATTCATTTATACCGTCAGAATCGAACTCATAGATTTCAGGCCAATAGGAAAACCAGATATTGGTAAGAGCACCAAATGATTTGTAGTTGGGTACTAGTTTCATGGGCGTCTTACCGGTATGTTTGTATAGTTGTCATGTGTACCAATTGAATAGCTACCTCTATACTTATCGAGGTCAACATTTTCCTCTATCCATCCATCGAAAGAATAATCGAGGTATTCAAACCATAAGATATCCTGATTGGCGTTTACGTATTTAGTTTGTATCAGGTGCATAGTGTATATCTATTCCTAAGTTGGGAGTCCACATTGAGTAAACACCTTTGTGAAGCTTTGCCAAGGGGAAAGAGGTGTATATAGCCGTTTCAGGACTACTACATACTGTTTGTGATTTGATTAGTTTCATAACGAAAGGCCATAGATTTCTTATCTTGTATAATCAAGTAAGCATTAGTCATTTCCACATAACGTAGACTTCTAGTTTTACTATTATTTGGATTAAGTTTTCTAAACGGTTTAATAAGTGTCATGGTAGAGGTATCTCCATGTGTATGGATAGCACACTAGGTGCTTGGAAAGCAGGAACCAATTTGAAGTAATGGAAGTCAAACTTCATTTCTATTCCAACTATTGGTGTATATTTCAAACCTACAGGTGTGTATTGGTAACCGGTAGTAGCACCTAGTCTTAGACCTAGTTCCATATCTTGGTTTATAGGTACTGAGGGAACCCACATCAAAGCAAAGCTATCTTTGTAATAGCTATTTTTGTAGAGAGTGAGTCTGATATCCCTGTCTTGGATACCAATAGCATTGTTGGTTTCATTGAGGGGTCTACATTCACCAGCATAACAGTAGTTGTTATCTGCAATGTGGTAGCTGAACCCACCTAGAATTAAGTCTGCTGAGCAAACTTTGAAAGATATTAGGAGTAATCCTAGTAATGTTAGCATCCTTGTTAGCAATTTCTTATCCATCCTTTGTTGTCCAAATATTTCCCAAGTTGCTCTAGGAGGTACAGGATATTTGCCTCTGATTGGCTTAGCACAATACAGAATTTCAGTACCTTCGAGCACAATGTAGTAGTTATTTCTATAATTTAGGTAATACCCCATTAATCGCTTAGGGTCTTTAAGTGTCATTCTCCCATTTATTAGTAACATGCGTGATTCCTTGTTAAATTTCAGGTCTATCCTTATATTTGGTTAGTTTTCCATTAGATATATCATTATCCCATTCGGAAGACACTAGGTTGAATAGTGCATTTTTAGGGGAATGGAGCATAACTTCCATTCCCTTGTAATTTATCCAAACTTCAGTCTGACCTCTGCGATAATCCTTAATATCAACGTAAGTGTGGGTGATTAGCAAAGTAACGTACCCTCCCTTTGAAGTTGTACCCGGTATGGGCGGGTAGAAAAGAGTATGGTGGTATTAGTTTCATTTCCATTTCCTTGCATTTAGAGCGAAGTTAAGCTTTTTCTTAACCGCTGCGGAAGTCCTTGGAGAGGACATTTTCTTTCTCATCCAAGATACAGAGATTTTACCTTCATCGTTGATTGCACCCTCTCTGCGAGCTATTGCACGTAGTGTTCCTACCTTGCTTGGTTTGATTTTGATTTGAGCCATAGTAATATCCTTATATCTATAACAACCCTAAAGGCTAAATATGTTATCCGTAGTTGAACTTAAAGAATCTATACCTAAACAGCATAGAAGTAAGATTGACCAGCAATTTGTAGACAAGGTTAATGCAATGGTTGCTGACCCTGAAATGGCTGAGGTCTATACGAATAATATAATTACATATTCGAAAGTTCTACAAGAGGGGCGATTCAAATTAGATGACTACTTCAATGCTGTGATGTTTGTATCCTACAAAGCTATGGGTATGAGTAGCATGGGAGCATATCAGAAGGTATTTCCGGCTAAATGTCAGGCCATGGCTGCAAGGAATGTATCCACTAAGGATATGTCAGCGTATGCTAGTACATATAACAAGAATAAGTTGGTTACTCTGATTTATGAACAGACACTTATTCCTGACCATATTATGTATGCAAGTGTTCGACATAAGGCTATTGCAGCACAGGCTAATCTACTGAATAGCCAGAATGAATATGTAGTACAGAAGGCTGCTGATTCTTTGATGAACCATCTCAAAGCACCTGAGTCAGCTAAGCTTACTGTTGATTTAACTGCTAATGATAGTGGTGTGATTGCTGACCTAGCAGCAGCAGTAAGTAATCTTTCTAACAAGCAACGTGAGAAAGTAATAGAGGGACAACTAGATACGAAGAGTATCGCACATTCAAATATCATTCCTTCAAACATAGAGGATGCTGAACATGATTAAACTAGTTTA